GCGACGACGAGCGAAGTAGCAGTCACAGGTAACGCCAGTGGATCGACATTCACCGCGACCAACGGAATCGGGGCATCCTATGACGAGGTGGGTGACAAGATCTACCTCCACAGTCCAACGGGCGCCGTTGCTGTGTTCGATCCAGCGGCGCTGACGATCACGTCTATCTCGTTCACGGGCGCAACGATGAGTGCGAATTCGTCCTACCGTAGTGGCGGAGACAGTGGCACGTGGGGCAAGGCCAAGTACCACAACCTGCTCGACGCGATGATCTACAAGCCAGGCTACAACTCGCCGTTGTTCGTGCACAAGCTGAGGACGTGACGTGACCTGGACCGTAACCGCCTTCAAGAACGAGACAGTCGGGAATCCGATCGTCATCAACTTCACTTGCGCTGCAGGTGATCGCTTAATCGCGTACGCAGTCTCCGATTCGACAGGCGCGGATCCGACCGTACCTGGCACGTGGACTGCCGGCCAGTCTCAGGACACCAGCCCAGACGGAGGTGATGCCTCCTGGGGATACAAGCTGGCCGACGGCACAGAGACATCGGTCTCGATCGCCGGCAATGCGGGGATGATCGGCGGCGTTCTGGTGTGCAGCGGCGGCGATGCGTCGGTCGTGCTCGATCTAGCCTCGCCGACGCCGGCCAACAACGATACTGGTGCTTCGAGCCCGGCGACGATCACCAACACGATCGTGCCGGTGACCTCTGGCGCTCTGATCATCGGCATCATGAATGCCGACGTGACCGCTTCGACCGATGTCGCGTTCAGCTTTTCGGGTGGCAGTCTCTCCTGGACCGTTCCGACCAATGCCGACGTGTCCGCCGGCTTCCGGAACATCGGCGCCGGCTACGCCACGCAGACGACTGCAGCATCGATCACGGTAACCGGCACGGCGACCTTCTCATCTGGCGTCGCTGGTCGCGCGCTATTCCTCATCGCGCTGCGGCCCGCTGCTGCAGGATCTCCGTTCTCGGCGAGTGGAGTCAGTCCGATTGGGCTGAACGGCACGCTCGAGATTCAAGCCGGCCTATCAATCAGCGCCGTCATCCCGATCGCAGCTGTCGCGCCGGTCGCTCTGCAGGGCATTTTGGGGATCAGCGGCGCTGTCGAGGTGGTCGTCAAGATGTGGCGCATCCCGACGGACGCGCTGGCCAGCACCTCTGTGCACGTGACCATTCTCTCGGGATCTGGCCAGACCTATTCGATCGTCACGCAGGGACTGACGACGGTGAATGCCGACGGGCACATCTACTTTCCGGCGCAGGGAACCATCGGCCAGAAATCGTTCGCGTACGTGCACAACTACGACGACAACACGGAGACGACGAGCATCTACGGCGGCCCCTGCGTCGCAACGATCGTCGACGCGGGGTAATCGCGCATGGCCATGACACTGCGCTGGCTGCAAACCTGGGACGGCAACGATCTAGCGTGGTCGGAGGTTTGGGGCGAAGGCGGTGTCCGTGACATTGGGGTCGTCGGTCCTCTGGCAATCGGTGGCGCCGTCTCGATCAATGGCGACGTCCAGTTCAAGACGCCAGTTCTATTCGACGTGCAAGTCGTGGCTACGGTTGCGATGGCCGGCCAGATTGCCTCGAGCGGCGACATCGAGATCGCGACGCCGGCGAGGCTGGACGTCGCCCAAGTTGGCGCAATCGCTATTTCCGGCCAGACCGCGCTGTCGGGCGATGTCGAGTTCAACCAACCGGTCCTGTTCGATGTGCAGCAGGCCGGGGCTGTCGCGCTGTCTGGTGCGCTGGCGCTCGCCGGCGACATTGGTCTGGCGACGACGTTCGAAATCGGTAACGCCGCGATCACGCTGTCCGGTGGCCTAGCCGCCGCCGGTGACATCGAGATCGGCACGCCGGTGCTGTTCGACGTGGCCATCGCTCAGTCGGTCGTCCTGCTCGGCGCATTGACTGTAGACGGCGGAGTCACGATCCTGACGGACGGTCAGTTTGATGTGACTCAGGTCGGGCAGCTCGGGCTTGTCGGCGCGCTCTCCACGACCGGCGCGATCCAAATTCGAAACCCGTGGGATGTCGAACCGCCACTCGAGGTGACACCCATTGCCGGCGCGATCGGCATCGTCGGCGACATCGAGATCGTGACGCCAGTCGTGTTCGATGCCCAGCGCGTCGGACCAATCGCACTGACGGGCGCAACGCTCATCAGCGGTGACATCCAGATCGGGCAGCCAACGGTATTCGACCTGGCGACGAGTCCGCTGGCGATCGGCGGCGCGCTGGCCATTGCCGGCGACGTCCAGATCAAGCAGGCCGTGCTGTTCGATGTTGGCGCAGGCACCCTGTCTCTCGGCGGCACGATCGCGGTGGCTGGAGACATCGAACTCGCGGTTCGCTTCAACGTCTCCCAAATCGGCGCCGTCGCGATGGTTGGCGCGTTGTCGCTTTCCGGTGACGCGCAGATCGTGACGCGGTTCGATGTCACGGCTACCGGCGCGATCACGATCTACGGCGTCGCCGCGTTGGCTGGTGACATCCAGGCCGTGTCGCCTGTGCTGTTCGATATCGCTCCGGCTGCTCCTGTGCTGCTGGCCGGCGCACTCGCGAGCAGCGGCGCAGTGCAGATCTGGACGACCTTCGACCTCGTGCAGCAGGGCGAGATCGGGCTCGCAGGTCAACTCAACGCCGGCGGCTTCGTCGAGTACGTGATCCCGTTCGACCTCGAAATCGTGGTCCCACTGCTGATGGATTCTTCGGTCGGCGTTTCCGCCGGGGAACTGTCGTTCTCGCAGCCGCCGACGGTGATCTACGCATCGATCCCACCATCGAGCTCTTCGCGAGCCACCAACGCTCGCCGGCGACCGGCGCTCACCAGCACAAGGCGGAGGGGTTGAATGAATCCGAAGGTCATCACGCAGCCGATCGCCGAGCCGATCTCACTCGAGGAAGCACGTGGCCAATGCCGCGTCGAGGCCTACGGCACGCCAGCGGCGCACCCGGACGATCTGATGATCGAGATCTACATCTCGGCGGCGCGCGAGTGGGTGGAGAGCTATACCGGCGTGGCCATGTGCCCGCAGACGCTCGAGTTGTCGCTGGATGCCTTCCCGGCCTCCACCGACCCCGAGATCGAGATCACGCGAGGGCCAGTGCGGGCCATCACGTCGGTGAAGTACGCCGATGAGTCTCAAGTCGAGCGGACGCTGTCCGAGGATGCCTATGCGCTCGATACGTTCTCGGACCGCATCTGGTTGCTGCCAGCTGCCGAGTCCGAGTGGCCGACTGCAGGCGCGTTTGCGAACGCCGTGAAGATCCGCTACGAGGCCGGCTACGACATCCCCGGCGGCAGTCCTCAGGACAACCCGCTGCCGCGGGCCGCCAAGGTAGCGATGTTGCTGCTCGTCGGGCACCTGTACCGCAACCGTGAGGCGACCATCGAACGCGCGCTGGCCGAGGTGCCGCTTGGTGTCTGCTCGTTCCTGGACGGCATCCGAGTCCGCCAGGGGTTCGCATGACCGCCGGCCGCCTGAACCAGCGCATCACGGTCCAACAGTTCGTGGCGGCGCCAGCGTCGCTCGGCGAGAAGACGAAGAACTGGGCCGACCTGTTCGTCGACCTCAGCGCCGAGGTGCTGACGGCGCGCGGAAACGAGGGGTACGAGGCCGGCCAGTTCCAGAACGAGGCTACGGTCCGCTTCTGCGTCAGGTATCGCACCGGCATCGACGCCACGATGCGGATCATCTGGAAGGACAAGATCTACGCGATCGTGTCCGACCCGGTCAACTGGAAGGGCCGCAACGAGTGGCTATACATCGACGCGAAGTCAGGAGCACGAGATGGCCGGTGAGATCTACAGCCTGCAACTGAAGGGCTACGAGCAACTCCGGGAGGCTCTGCTTGCCATGGCGCCCCAGCTGCGCCGCAAGCGCGGCACGCGCGCGCTGGCCAAGGGCGCGGACCTCGTGCGAGACGAGGCGAAGCGCCCGGGTGTCGTGCAGGTGCTGGTGAAGCCGATCTACCGCAAGGGCCGGCTCTACCGAAAGCCAGGCACCGTGCGCGACGCCATCAAGGTTCGGGTGAGCAAGGAAGCCCGCCGGGCCGGAGACGTTGGGGTCTTCGTGAACGTCCAGCCGGCCAAAGGGGCCGACCGCGGTGCACAGAGTCCGAACGACCCGTTCTACTGGCGCTGGCTGCACTTCGGCGGAAAGACGGTGCCGCGGCCGGTGCCCTATCTATCGATCGGCGCGCGCGTGCTGCCCGGCCCTGCTCTGCGCGCGATCGAGGCGGCACTCGGCGACGAGTTCCGCCAGATGAATCTGCCTGGGATCCCGAAGTGACGCCGTCCGAAGAACTGCACACGATCCTCACCGGCGGCAGCCCGCAGACGAGCGTTGGCGACAAGGTCCGCTTCGACGCCCTCGAGGAGGGTGACGAGGTGCCATTCATCGTGCTGCGCCGCGTGGCCGTGGAGCGGGACTTCGGTCTCGACAACACCCTGCTGAGCACGAAGGAAACCTTCCACATCGAATGCTGGGCGGAGTCGCGCGGCGAGGCGCAAGAGATCGAGTCCGAAGTCGTCGACCGGCTCCTCGCCGCTGGCATTCCGCCAGACCCGAACGACGTCGACGGCTTCACGCCGAATCAGGACGTGCGCTGCGTTGTCGTGATCGCGTCGTTCATCAACTGAGCACCACAGCCCGCCACCCGGCGGGCCTTTTCTTTCCCCCAACAGCCCGGCTTGCCCGGGTTTCTTCACTTCTGAAAGGCAATCGTCATGGTCGACATCGTCAAGGGCCGCAACGTACGCGTCGAGGTCGGGTTCACCGAAAGCGCGCCGAAGGTCGTCACCGCAATCACCAAGGCCAACCCGGGCGTCGCGACCGTGCCCGGTCACGGGCTCGCAATGGGTTCCGTCGGATACCTCGACGACGTCGAGGGCATGGACCCGCTGAACGGCCAGGCCATCCGCCTCGCCGCCGGCGGCTCGCCCACCGCCGACAACTTCGCGCTCGAGGGCATCAAGACCACCAACTTCGCGGACTTCATCAGCGCGAATCTGATCCCCATCGCGACGTGGCGGACCCTGTCGCAGTCCACGCAGTACCAGTTGGGCGGCGGTGCGCCACGGACCGAGGACGTGGGCACGCTGCTGGACACGACCGAGAAGTTGGAGACGGTGAAGCTCTCGGCGGAGACCGTCACGATCGACGTCCGTTCCTTCGAGGAGGACAACGAGGCGATGGAGAAGATCCGCGAAATCGCGCGCGACGCCGGCAACATGGTGTTCCGCATCACCCTCGCTCTCGGCGCGCAACGCATCTTCCTGGGCCAGCCGAACATCCCGGGTGAGAGCCTGGCGCAGGGCGGAACGGGCACCGGTCAGCTGACCGTGACCGTGAAGGGCCAGATCGTCTACCTGCCGGCGCTCGCATGATGGACAGCAAGTTGATCCTGGCGCAGATCAGGAAACGGCGCGAGCGCACGGTCGACCTCGGCGGCGGCAAGACCGTCACGTTCATGCGGCCGACCGAGGTCGAGATGGCGCGCATGCTCGCGCGAGACACGTCAGATCCGACGAAGATGACCTGGAAAGTCGAGATCGAGGACGTGCGTCGCTGCGTCACAGGCTGGGCCGGTGTCACGCAGGCCGATCTGCTAGGCGCCGACTTTGCGCCGCCGGATGCAGTGCCGTTCGACGCCGAACTCTGGGCCGAGGTCTGCAGCGATTCGATCGACTTCGTCAACAAGGTCGCCGACGAGATCTTGGACAGCGTGGTCGACCACATCCTCAAACGCGAGGAAGCCCGAAAAAACTCGCTGCCCGCCTAGACCAACAGGCGGGCGTCCAGTGGGAAGGCGAGCAGCCGGAGCTCAGTTCTGCGGACGACATCGCAATCGCGTGCTGGAACGCGCTGTCGAACGGGATGGGTGGTGTCGATTGGTCAGGGTTCGGCCTCGTCGCCGAGAAGTTCGGGGTCGACGACCCGGAAGACCTGATCGACAGGCTCATGACGATCAAGAACCACAAGGGTCCAAAGGACGAAGCAAGCGATGCGGATGCATGAAGTGATCGGGGCCTGACATGCCACTGGCAAGTCTGACCGTCGACCTGACCCTGGCTCTGGCCAAGTTCGAGGGCGACTCTGGCAAGGCGGCGCAGGTCGTCGCGCGCGATCAGGAGCGGATGACCGGTGCTGCGCGCCTGTTCGAACGCCAGCTCGAGCGCCTCGCCGACCAGGCCAACAGGACGCAGGGCCAGTTCCTCGCCCTCAAGGCGGCTGAGCTCGGCGTCGGTGGCGACGGCTCGAAGATCCAGCGGCTGATCGACCAGATCGAGCGCCAGGGCAACGCGACGGCCGCGGCCTCCGCCAGCCAAGTCGCGTCGATCAATTCGACGACGGCCGCCGCCGAGACGTCGGTCGACCGCCAGCGGGCGCTGAACGACCAACTGGTCGCGAGCATCCGGTCTGTGAACCGCGCCTACGAGCAGCGGCGCGCCGAGCTGATCAAGCAGGAACAGGGCGGCAGCATCACGCCGGAGGCGCTGAAGACCGGGCTGTCCGGCCTGTCCGCGACGCGCAGCGATGCGATCCGGCAGTTGAAGGAGGAAGCTGCGGCTGAGCGGGTCGCGATCGTGCAGGCGGAGGCGCTGGCCAAGGCCGACCGTGAAGCTGCGGCTGCCGCGGAGGCCGCGGCAGCAAAGCAGCGCGCCGCGGCGCAGCAGATCGTCGACGCGCAGAACGGGCTGCTCGCCTCGTACCGGCAACGCCTCCAGATCCTGCGCGAGTTGCGCGATGCGGGCCAGATCTCGCCGGCCCAGTTCCGCGCTGCCGGCACCGACCTGGTCAACTCCCAGCCGGCGGTGCAGGGCCGGCGCCAGGAGATCGAGGCCGCCAAGCTGGTGGCGGACGCGGCCGAGCAATCGGCGCTCCGCCAGCGCGCCGCGGCGCAGGCGATCATCGACCAGCAGAATGGGATCACCGCAGGATATCGGCAGCGCCTGGCCGTGCTGCGCGAACTGCGCGACGCCGAGCTGATCACGCCCCAGCAGTTCAGGCGCGCCGGCACCGACCTGGTGAACACGCAGCCGGCCGTCGCCGCGCGGCGCGCCGAAGCAGAGGCTGCAAAGAAGGCCGCCGACGAGATCGCGGCAGCCGCGCAGAAGAAGGCGCAGGCCGAGAGCGTGGCCGCCCAGAGCTTCGTCGAGTCCATCCAGCGCCAGGCCGATGCGCTCGGGAAGACCCGCACGCAGTTGCTCCTCGAGGAGGCCGCGCGGCGTGGCGTGGCCGACCAGGTGCGGCCGTACATCGAGAAGATCGCGCAGGCCGACGCCACGCTGAACAAGTTCGGCCGCACTTCGGGCGTCGCGCGCTACCAGCTGCTGACGCTGCAGTACACCCTGTCCGACACGATTGCCAGCCTGGCCAGCGGCATCTCGCCGCTCACCATCCTGCTGCAGCAAGGTGGCCAGGTCGCCGACGTGTTCGCCGGCAATGGCGGCTTCGCCGGCGTGTTCCGCACGCTCGGCTCGGTCATCACGCCGTTCCGTGTGGCCGTCGGCGCGTCGGCCGCCGCGGTGGGCGTGCTCGGCTACGCGTTCTACCAGGGTGCCCAGCAGAGCCGAGACTACGCCGACGCGATCACGCTGACCGGCAATGCGGCCGGCCAGACCGAGGGCAAATTCAACTCGCTCACCCGTCTGATCTCAGCCAGCGGCGAGGTCAACGTCAAGATCGCGCGCGAGTTCGCGCTGGCGCTGATCAACAGTGGCGAGGTCGGCGCACGCAACTTCGACCTGGCCGCCGAGGCCGCCGCTCGGTTCGGCGCGGCCACCGGGAAGAACGCCAAGGAGGTGGCAAGCGTCTTCGTCAGCCTGAACCGAGACGTCGGCGCCGGCGCTGCGCAGCTGAACCAGCAGTACAACTTCCTGACCGCGGCCCAGCTCGCCCAGATCAAGTCGCTGCAGGAGCAGGGGCGATCGGCCGACGCGCTTGGCATCGTCTACGAAGCGCTCAACACGCGGCTGAAGGCGCTCGAGCCGAACCTGGGCATCCTGGACCGTGCGCTTCGCTCCGCCAGCAACGCGTGGCAGACCTTCTGGGATCGCGCGTACGACATCGGCCGGACGCAGACGATCGACGACAAGCTCGAGCAGGCGCGTGCCAGGCTGGTCGCCGCGCAGCGCGCCGCCGCGGATGCGCCGTCGATCGGGCCGTACGGTGGTCCGCGGCCGTCAGGCGCATCGCGCGTCCAGCAGATCGAGGAGGAGATCCGCCTTCTGCAGCGCAGCAAGGACGCGCAGCAGGACTCGGCTGCCGCCGCCGCCGAGCTGGTCAAGCTCAACCGCGATGCCGCCGGCGCCGACGAGTTCGTGCGCGGGATGGAGCGGCGCTCCAAGTCCGCCGCCGGCCTGGCCCGCGAGTTGGCGGAGGCCAATGCGCAGTTCGCCAAGCAGGATGCTCTGGCGGCCAAGGATCCGAGCTACAAGCCGTCCTCGCCGGAGACCCGCGCCGCGATCCTGAAGCGGATACAGGACGACTTCACTGACAAGCCGGCGATCACCGAGTCCAACCAGGTCGCGAAGGCCGAGCGCGACAAGGCGTTGAAGGCGGTCGAAGAGTCGCTGAAGGCCGAGCGCGACCTCTACGCGTTCCACAACCAGTACCTCCAGCAGATCTACAACGCGGGCGAGGTCAGCCTCGAGGCGTTCTTCGACGCGCGCCGTTCGGCCGCCGATCGCGACGAGCAGGCCCAGATCCAGGGCCTCAACAAGCAGATCGAGATCCAGCAGAAGTACCTCGAGTACGCGAAGCGCCGCGACCCGAGCGATGCGGTCGCGACCGAGAAGGCGATCGCCTCCCTGCAGGACGACGTGGCCCGGGCGACGCTCAATCGCCAGCGGCGCGTCGTGCTCGCCAACGCCGAAGAGGCGGCGAGCTACCGGCAGCTGCTGGAGCGCGTCAACGAGTTCCGGGCGCAACAACTCCAACTTCAGGGTGACGACGCCGGCGCGGCTCGCCTGCGCGCCGCAAACGCCATCGCGCAGGCGCAGCAGCTGGCGCGTCAGTCTGGCGGACAGATCAGCGAGGATGACCTGCGCCGTCAGCGCGAGGCCCTCGACCTGGCCAACGAGTTCGCCGAGGTGCAGCGCCGCAACTCCATCGCGACGGCGGACGCCGGCCGCGCGGAGGAGTTGTTCCAGCTTCGAGCCAAGCAGGGCGGGCTGTCGCTGCTGGAGACAGAGCGCGGAATCCTGGAGATCCGTCAGGCGGCACTTGCCCAACTGGCCGAGTTGACCGCGCGAGCGCGCGGCCTTGCCGACGTCTCCAACGACCCGAAGATCAAGGCCTTCGCCGACGACCTGGCTCTGCAGTTCGCCAAGGCCGCGGAGACCGTCGACCCGGCGCTCAATCGCATCCGGGCCGCTGCCGACGAAGCCGGCGGCAGCATGGCCGCCAGCATCAGCGGCGCGATCATCAAGTTCACGTCGTTCAAGGACCTGGTCGGCTCACTCGAGCAGTCACTGCTGCGGCTCGGCACGAAGTTGCTGGTTCAGGATCCGCTCGAAGACTTCTTCAAGAGGTCGCTGCGCACGCTCACGGAGGGCGAGGGGCTCGTCGGCACCGTGCTGAAGGGTGCGGTGGGCGTCGGCGGCGCCGGCAATGCTGGCCAGGCCGCTGCCCAGACCGCGGCGCAGGCGGCCCAGACCGCCGCGGTGACCACCTCGACCGCTTCGCTGGCCACCATGACGGCCGCCGCGACCGCCGCCGCCGCCGCGCTGGCGCAAGTGGCCGGCACTTCCGGCGTCAATGCCGCCGGCGGGCTGGTGGGCCTGCTCGGCAAGGGCGCCGGCACGGGCCTCGAGGGCTTGAGCTCGGACGCGCTGGCCTACTTCTTCCACGAGGGCGGTGTCGTCGGCGCCGGCGGCCGCGCGGCGCGCGTACCGGCAGCTGCGTTCGTCGGTGCGCGCCGGTACCACAGCGGCGGCATCGCCGGCCTGGCCGCAGACGAGGTGCCCAGCGTGCTGCGCATCGGCGAAGAGGTCGTGAAGCGCTCGGACCCGCGACACCGGGCGAACGGTGGCGGCATGTCGAGCGCGCCATACCGCGAGACACCGATGCGGCCGCTGATCCAGAACTTCAACTTCACCACGCCGCCAGACCGGCGATCGCAGATGCAGGTCGGCGCCGAGGCCATGCGCGGCCTCCAACGATCGCAGCGGAACATGTGACCGATGGGCTTCCTTGCAGAACGCTTCCCCGACCGCATCAGTCGCGGCCTCGTCGGCGGGCCGAACTTCAACACGACCGTCGCCTATCTGCCGAGCGGTCGCGAGAAGCGAAACAACGCCGGCCGGTCGCGCGCATTGCACAGCTACGACGTCAGCCACGGCGTGAAGACTGCGGAGGACCACGCTCGAGCCGATGCCTTCTTCCGCAAGGCCCGCGGACGCCTGCACGCGTTCCGCGTGAAAGACTGGATGGACTACACGCTCGCCCGGGCGGATAGCAGACTGGTGCAGCTGACGTCGACGACCTTTCGCATCAGCAAGGTCTACGGCCAGGACGAGCCGACGTTCGAGGAGGTAAGGCCGCTGACGCGCCTGGTGAGCGGGACCGTGAGTGTCTGGAAGGACGCCGTGCTTCTGACGCAGGGTGGCGGCGCCGGGCAGTACACCGTCAACGCCGACACCGGCGTGGTGACCTTCGGAACAGGACCCGGTGCATCGGTGCTCGAAGCCACATGCGAGTTCGACGTGCCGTGTCGCTTCGACTTCGACGCGAAGAGTGCCGAGCTCGTCGGTCGCCGCCCTGATGGCACCCAGTTCATTCGTTGGGAAGGGATCAGCATTGTCGAGGACCCCGCAGGATGAAGACGATCCCGACCGCGCTGGCGAACCACTACGCGCTTCCGGCGACGACCGTCGCGACCGCCATGAAGGTGACTCGTCCGGACGGTGAGATCTACGGATTCACCAGCGCCGACACCGACGAGACGATCTCCGCGGTGCTCTACCGAGCAAATCCGGGACTAGACCTCACGAGTCTGAGGCTCACGGCGGGCTTCGCCGTCGACAACCTCGAATTGACGACGTTGCACGACGAGACCGTGTTCACGCAGGTTGATCTGCTGTCGGGCCGCTGGAACAGCAGCGCGTTTCTGCTTTTCGAGTACAACTGGGCGTCCCCATCGGATGGCGTCAACCCGCTCATCGCTGGCACCTTCGGCGAATATTTCATCCGGCGCGACACGCTGGTCATCGAACTGCGCGGGCTGCAACAGTATCTGCAGCAGCCTGTCGGAAACGTCAGCACAAAGCTATGCCGCGCGCATTTCGCCGACTTTCCGGCGCCGGCCGGGCCGAGCACTCTGTGCCGCCTCGACGTGGCCGATCACACCTTCAGCGGATCCGTCACCTCAGTGACATCGAATCAGGTCTTCACCGACAGCACGAAGGCTCAGGCATCGACATTCTTCAACGAAGGTGTCCTCACATGGACGAGCGGCCTGAACATCGGCTTGCGCACACGCGTGAAGACCTTCGCGTCAAGCGTCTTCACGTTGGTACTCCCGATGCTGCAAGAGGTGCAAGTCGGCGACGAGTTCAGCGTGGTCACGGGGTGCCTGAAGCGGCTCGACGAAGACTGCAAGACGAAGTTCAACAACGTGCTCAACTTCCAAGGCGAGCCACACCGGCCGACAATCGATGCCTTGACCGAATCCGTGGTGGTGGACGTATGACGAGTCGCTCTGAAGTCGTGGCCGCGGCTCGCGGCTGGATCGACACGCCGTTCCATCACCAGGCCAGGCTCAAGGGTGTCGGCGTGGACTGCGCCGGATTGGTGATCGGCATCGCGCGCGAGCTCGGCCTAGTCGCACCGGACTTCGATGTGACGGCCTATCCGCGCCAACCGGACGGGAAGAGCCTTCTTGCATTCTGCGATGCCCACATGCAGCGCATCGAACGTGCTGCCCTGCGGCCAGGTGACGTCCTGGTCGTGAGCTTCGACGCTGATCCCCAACACGTTGGCGTGCTGGGCGACTACTGGCATGGCAACGGTGTGCTCTCGATCATCCATTCGGCTAGCAACGTGAGTCGCGGCGGCCGGGTCGTCGAGCAACGTCTGATGTTCAGCAATTCGATGCGGTTCGTCGCGGCCTACGCGCTGCCCGGGGTGACCTGACGTGGGGCAGCTTGCCGTCTCCGCCGCCGGCGCAGTAGTCGGATGGTTCATCGGCGGCCCCACCGGTGCGCAGTGGGGATGGGCGATCGGCGGTGTCGTTGGGGCCGCGTTCGCTCCTACGCAGAAGTCGCAGGGACCGCGGCTCAATGATCTGCGGATCATGGGCACCGAATACGGGCAGCCCATCCCATGGGTCAAAGGGCATCCTCGACTCGCACCGCAGGTGATCTGGGCCAGCGAACGCCGCGAGATCGCGACAACCACCGAACAGGGCAAGGGCGGCGGCGCCGAGTACACGACCTACACCTATGAGGTCGACATGCTCCTGAAGGTGAGCGACAACCCGATCGCTGGCATTGGGCGGATCTGGGACAACGGTAAGTTGGTCTACAACCCGCTGAGCACCGCCGATGCTGATACGCGGCGCGCCAGCGCCGAAACCGAGCGCTGGCAGCGTATCAGTGTTTACGTCGGAGACGAGGACCAGCTGCCGGATCCGGACTACGAAGAGGCGGTTGGCAGCGGCAACGCGCCCGCCTATCGTGGCAGCGGCACAGTCTTCATCAAGTCGCTGAAACTCGGTGGGTCAGGCCAGATTCCCAATCTCACGATAGAGGTGATTTCGAAGGGCACGTCCAACGAGCAGAGTGAGGTCCTGTTCCAGGCGTGCTTCAGGGACAACAGCACCCAAGACGAGTCGATCTACCAGCACGAAACGACACTCGGTTCAAACGCTGGAGCGACTTCTGATCAACTCCAATGCGTCGGGCCGAATCCTGCAGGACCCGATCGCGGCCTCACCGCTACGGTCTCCAATACTGCCGGCGGCGCGTGGGCTATCGAGATGCAAGTCGACGCCTCGGTCCTTCCAGAGAGTGGCGATGCGGTGAATCTCTTCACATGGGGAAGCGTCGAGGTTGCGGGCATCCAGGTCTTTGCGAGCATGGACGAAGGTCTGGCGTTTCTGCAGATCATCTCGACATCCACCGGCGGCCAACTCTTCAGCATCGGTAGCACGATCTTTCATTTGGCGCTGTCGTGCACCGGCGGCACGAACGCGACAGTGACCGTCTACATCAACGGCAACCCGGCGCACTCCTACGTGTACGGGGCTTCCGCCAGCCACGCCGGAGGCGAACTCGAGGTCCTTGCCTACGCTTCGAGCCAAATTTACTTTGTCTCGATCGACGACATTCGGATCAGTTCGTACCATCGCTACCCGGATCCGTTTACTGTGCCTCCGTCGCCGTTGCCGCTGCCACGCGGAATCCAAGTCGTCACCATTCAGGAAGAGACTTTGGAGGACGTTGTGGAGGCCCTGTGCCTACGGGCCGGTCTGGCTGCAAGCCAGTTCGACTTGACTCAGCTGGCGAGCGTGACCAAGCCAGTGCGTGCGATGGCGATCGCGCAGGTCACCGGCACGCGACCCATTCTTGAGCAGTTGGCGGCGGCGTACTTCTTCGAGTGTGTGCTCAGCGACAAACTGTACTTCCGCCTGCGTGGCGGCAGTTCAGTCGCCGCGATCCCGTACGAAGACCTCGGTGCAAGCACGGACCCGAACGGAAGCCGAGAACCATTCGAGATCCACCCGCGCAACGAACTGGAGTTGCCGGCCGCGGTGGCGCTGACGTATCGGAACGTTGATGTCGACTACAACAACGACACACAGCAAAGCGATCGCCTGGTCGTCAGCCAGGCCAGCGCCGCCACTGTAGACCTCGCTATGGGGTTCACGGCATCGGAGGCAAAGGGTATCGCTGACGCTATGCAGCTGGACCAGCAGGTCGCACTGCTGGCGACGAAGTTGCCCATGCTCGAGCACTACTCGCGGCTCGAACCAACAGACGTCGTGGTCGTGACAGGTGCCGATGGATCCGCATTCCGGTTGCGCCTTACCGAGTTGACCAAGGCCTCGGGCGTGCTCGCCTTCGAAGCGGTGCTCGACGATGCGTCCGTCCTGACCGGCGCGGGAATCACGAGCAACGACTACTCTCCGAGCATCACAGTGCCTGGGCTGTCAGACACGATGTTCAATGTGCTCGACATCGCGCTACTGATGGATGAGCACGATGGGCCCGGGCTGTATGTGGCGGCGAAGGGAACGCGGTCGCCGTACCCGGGCGCAGCAGTGTTCAAGAGCCTTGATGACGTGACCTACGAGCAGGTGCTCACGGTCGGAGAACAGGCCATCATGGGTCTCACCACGACGGTGCTTGGCACATGGAGTGGCGGGAATGTGTTCGACGAGGCCAACTCGGTGACCGTCAACGTCGTGAGCGGAACTCTGTCGAGCGCGACTCATGCCGAAGTGCTCGATGCAGAGGCCAACGCGTGCCTGATCGGCGACGAGATTCTCCAGTTCAAGAACGCGGCGCTGATCAGCACCGGCGTCTACAAGCTCACAGGGCTGCTGCGTGGTCGCCGCGGGACCGAGTGGGCGCGCGCAGATCACGCGATCAACGAGCGGTTCGTCCTCCTGCAGACCGCGGGCATGCGTCGCCTCAGCCTCGAAACTCCAGAGATCGGAGCTACACGGTATTTCAAGGGGGTAACGCTCGGCAGGCAACTCTCGACAGCGAATGCTGTCGAGCAGGTCTGCGAGTGCATCTGTCTGAAGCCGTTCTCGCCAGTCGATCTGCGCGCCTCGCATCAAGCTGCTGACTCGACGGTGCTTCTACTGCACGGTAACGGCACGAACGGTTCCACGACCTTCACCGATTCTTCTGGACTCTCGAAGACTGTGACCGGCTTCGGCAATGCCCAACTGAGCACGTCGTCCCCGAAGTTCGGCAGTGCAGCGATCGTCCTCGACGGCACAGGAGACTATCTGTCGGTCGGTGCCGCGGCCGATTGGAAGTTTCTCCATGACGGCACGAAGTGGACCCTGCAACTCTGGTTCAAGGCCGCCAGCTTCGCGTCAGCGCAGGCGATCATCGACACTGCCGCAGGCACGACTTCGAACGCCGGGATCTACTTGGCGATCGACACGAGCCGACAGATCTTCGTGCAGATCTATCGCGCCGTCTCGTCAAGCTACATCATCAACGGCACGCTGACCGGGTCGAGCATCCCCAACGACGGCGCCTATCACCATCTCGAGATCACGTTCGATCACTCGCTGGCATCGAACAACTTCGTCGCCTACATCGACGGGGTGTCTGCCGGCGCACTGACGAAGAGTGGGGATGCCCCATCGTCGGCCGAGCCCGGGTTCCTGCTCAACATCGGCCGCAGCAATGGCGGCACCGCACACATGAATGGCACGATCGATGACTTCGAGATCCGAAGCGGCGAGATCCTGCACACATCGAACTTCACGCCTCCATCGGCCGAGATCGTCGACCCGACTCCGGGGTCGAACAATCTCGCATTGACGTGGAGCCGTCGCACGCGGTTGGCGACGAACTTCTCAAATGGCAACGTACCGCTCGGTGAAGTGAGCGAGGCCTACGAGGTGGACATCTTCACGGACAGCACATATTCCGTAGTGGCGCGGACCATCGGAAATCTCTCGACGCCGGCCGCCACTTACTCCGCGGCCGATCAACTTGAGGACTTCGGATCCGTGCAATCGACCATCTACGTTCGGGTCTATCAGATCAGCCAGGCCGTCGGCCGCGGCTACTACTTGCAAGGTGCGGTATGAGCGACAGCACGACCAATCTCGATCAACTGAGCGCATCACAGTCGAATCAGGAGGCGAGGGTCAACGAGTTGGGCGACGCCTTGAGTGTCGCGGCCTCATTCGGTCGTCGCGCGTCCACGACGAACGGTCTTTCCTGGGGCTTCTACGGCGTGCCGCGCTACTACGTTTCTGCGACCGCAGTGGCCAAGGCGAATGGCACAGTCTCGATCACCAGCAGTGCGACACGCTACGTCAGCGTCGATAGAGCACTGGCGGTCTCGCAGGTCGGCAGCGCGTTCGATCCCGACAAGCTCGCCATCTTCAAGGTTGTGACCAGTTCCGACTCGATCACGAGCTACGAAGACCACCGCGACCCGCACCACGTGAACCGATTCCTCTACGGGCGCTTCACGCTCGCGATGGCCGACGCCAACAAGACGTTGACCTACGAGCAAGCGATGTGCGAGTCGATGGAACTCACCGGCGCCCTGACCGCGCTGCGCGATGTCATCGTGCCGACAGTGGTGCGCAACTACATCGTCTTCGCGAACACCAGTGGCGGATTCGGCGTGCGCGTGAAAACCTCTGCCGGTACGGGCATCACAGTCGCAGACGGCAAGCGCGCCATCGTCGAGTGCGACGGCACGAATGTGGTCCGAGTGACCGCTGACGTGTGATCCTGGCCAAGACTCAACTACAACATCAAATCGCCATGACAGAACAACACGAAGCACGTACCGTGGTGCTGAAGATCGGAGGCACATGGGGTGTCACCGGCATCGCGAAGTGGTTCGCAGCTGCAGGCATCACGTCGTGGTCCGACGTTTCCGCCATCGCCGCGACGATCGTTTCGATCGTGATCGTCGTCGACTACGTGTGGAAGTGGTGCCGCCGGCGTCGCCCACGTTCGGAGTGCGAGCCAACACAACCAGGAGACGATCAGCAATGAGCCTCGACCGCGCCGGCGGGCGCTCATGAGCCATCTCTTCTACTTCACACGATTGCACTGGGATGGGAGAGGTGGCGGCATTGCCAAACTACACGGCTTCGTCGTGCCTCTGAAAGTCGCGCCCATTCTGCTTGGCCAGGCGGTGGAGTTCATCGACTACACGCCAGAGGTGCACTGCTGCGAGCTCCGCTACGCCGTCGGCCTGAGGCGCGAGATGACCGGCGACGAGATCCGCGCCGCCGACGAGTTCCTGAGGGCAACCTGTAAGAGGTGATCCATGGCAGACATCGACCGACACATCCAACGGCTGAAGGCCCGCGCGTACCGCTGGCCGATCCCTTGGGAGATCGTGGAGGACATGGGTCGCCGCGAGGGGTGCCGCTTGGTCTCCTACCTGTGCCCGGCCAAGGTCTGGACGATCGGCTGGGGAGAGACCGACGGCATCGTGCCCGGCATGCGGTGGACCGAGGACCAGGCTGACGCCAGGTTCTACCAGCAGGTGGTGATCTACGCGAAGAAGGTCGAGGCCATGCTCGACCTGCAGCCGAACGAGAATCAACTCGGCGCATGCACAAGTCTGGCCTACAACATCGGTCTGCGCAGCGACAAGCCGAAGGCCGGGTTCTACTGGTCGACGGTTCGTCGCCTGCACAACGCCGGCGACCTCGACGGCGCGGCCAGGGCCTTCCAACTGTTCAACAAAGCGCGCAACAGAATGACCGGCGTGCTCGAGGTGCTACCCGGACTCGTTTCGCGCCGCGCCGCCGAAGCTGCGATGTACCTGCGGCCGCCGGAAGGCGCCGAGCACGAACGGATGCCGCAGGCTGTCGCCGGGGAGTCCAGCATTGCGAAGAGCCCGATCGCGCAGATCGGCGCCGGGACCGCCAGCGCCGGCGTGTTGACTGCGGCGACGTCGATCTCCGATGAGGTGACGGAGACCACCGGTTTGCTCGGTGCCGTGAAGAGCCTGCTCGGTGCAGTGAAGGACGTCGTGCACCAGGTTGCCGATGCCGTTGGCATCCCGCCAGGCACGCTGCTGGCGCTGGTGCTGATCGTCGGCGGCATCGCCGTGATGCGGTACCGAGATCGACAACGGCGCGAGGGGTGGGCGTGATGGGCGCGCTGTCCGGTGTACTGGGCCTGCTCGGCCGCATTCCAGTGTTGGCGTGGGTCATTGCCGGCCTGACCGCCTTGGCGCTCTGGAATGGCCACAAGGCAAAGTCCGTACGCGCCGATTTCGAGACCGCGAAGGTGCACGCCGCGGCTGCCCGGGCCGCCGACATCGCGTCAGCGGCCGTGGAGGGCGCGCGCCGCGTGACCGCTCAACAGGAGGTGCTGGATGCACAAGCCAAGGAACTCGAGCGCCTCAGTCGTGCTCATGGTGCTCTGCTCGATTCTGGCCGCCAGCTGCGCGCACGACTCGCCGCTGTCCAGGCCGAGCGTTGCGGCGCCGATCCCCAAGCTTCCGGCGCAAGCCAGGCAGCCGCAGGGGGAGGAGATCCCGGAGATCTGTCGGCTCTCGTGCAGCGAAGGCTTGACGAGGCTGCGGAAGGAATTGCTCGACACGCTGACACCGCCCGCGTCCGCGGCCTCGGCTGCGAAGGATCGTACGACGCCCTGACACCAGATGGAGGTTCGCCATGAAGAACGTTCTTGCCGCCTTGGTTCTGGCCGCTACCGCAGCGGAGGCCGATGCTCCAGGCGCCGTGGTCATCGACTACGAGTGCCAAGGTTCGCGGATGATGGAGGTGACGTTTATCGTCCAGCCATCGGACAAGCCGAGAATCCTGAACATGCAACTCGACCACACGATCTGCCTTCCAGGCACATAGGGCCAGAAGGAGAAACGCCCCGGGGGTGCAGCCCCGGGGCGATTCTGGTTCAAGCGGCCGCGGCGGAACTGTTACCTGACCGGACTGCGCTTGGCCGATCCCGCCGCGAGCGTAAGGTTACCGCTCAACGTGGCGCGGAATGTACCACAAGTTATCCACAGGCAATTCTGCGTTTCATGTGAAACATGCCTGAGTCTCTCGCGCCGGCGACGGCGCATCAATCGAAGCCTGGTGCTGTGTGGCCACCGGTCATCGACAGTTTGGAATGCGGGTATCCCCGCTATGTGGTCTGCTGGGTAGCGCCCGTCGTTACTTCGGCACCTCGATCCAGTCGTCTGCCATCACGTCGACAGGGCTCGGTTTGAAAAGGCAACCGCTGATGGCGCCGCGGAAGACGCGCACCCGGTAGCCGGTATCCGTCCAGGCTTCGGCAAGTTCGCAGGCCTCCTGGCCCTCGACGAACATCGGCAGGCCGAAAAGATCGCCGTCGCGCCGGCGCACGGACTCGCTGACACGCCTGACTTGCGCGCCACGCATCATGGCCTGAACCGCGCTGCTCCAGTCCATTCAGGACGTCTTCCGCTGTTCCGGCAAGGCCGGCACGAGATGCACGACCATCGTCGTGCACGCCTGCATGACGCGACCGCGCAGCGTGTCCCACACGCTTGGATCGCCGTGGAAGACGAAGTAGAGCGCTCCAAGGAAGCAGAGCCACAGGATCAACTCGATCGTGGTAACCAGAGCGCGGAGGGTGGCCTTCAATCGATCCTCCTGAAGTCGTAGATCCAGACCAGCGGATTGGCCTGCCATGACTCAATGCCGTTGATGTCTTCCCAGAGCTCGCGGTAGGCGCCGGTGCGGATCAATGAGTTCGTCCTGGGCACGTGTTACTCCGACTTCACGAGGTTGACCTTGCGCTTGCCAGGCGCCTTGATGATTTTCGGCCGCGACGCGCGATTGACGATGGCCACGACGGCGCGCTGCTTCTGCGGTTGCATTTGCGCAGGTGCCGTGGCGCCGGTAGGCAGTCGGTCCACGCGCACATATTCGACGGATGCCTCGCCGGCGGGCTTGCTCTTGGCGACGCGCATGTTCTGGAAGGCGTCGCGCCAGACCCATAGGCGTTCAGGTTCTTCTCTCACTCGAATCTCTCTTCATGGTCAGGCCTCGAAGGGTCACAGCATGTCCCGTCTCGCCGGCTTAGTGGCCGCGTTGACTCGCTTGATGAGTGCCCTCAGCGTCAGCCGCTGTTCTTGCAGGCACAGTGGAATCGGCAACCGCTCGAGGCGGAATGCCGACGCGATCAGTGGATCCACAGCCATTTTCTTGGCGCGCTCGCCGACGACGGCGCGCAGTTGGCTGAAGTGGATCTCGCTGAGGTAGATGTCTCGCGGAAACGGCCATGCGGGAGGCGTGCACCGAGCCAGGATGGTCAGCGACTGCTGATTGGCGGCGAAGTTCAGGAAGTGGAAGTGCCAGCCGTTGAGCAGGCCTCCCTTTACCAGACCCCACGAAGGGATCTGGCGCACGCGTTCTTTTCCTGAACTGCGCATCGCCAGGCTCAGTGGGTGGTGCCGTGCGCCGCGATGAAGGCCTGCGTGGCGTCGCTGTTGCGGTCGGCCGCCTCGCCCTTCTTGGCCTTCGTCCCGCCGGCGGCGCCATTCGTACCGGGGGCGCCGCTGCCGTTGCTGGCGTCGATCGCTTCGTCGCCCGCGGTCTTGTTCGGCGCCAGCAGCGAGATCGTGATGTTCTGCTGCTGCTGTGTGCCGAGATAGCCGACGACTTCGGTCTCGATGTCGGCCGATGAGGAAATGGTCCACGCGAGCTCGATGCTGCCGCCTTCAAGCGGCGTGATCTCGAAGCGATGCAGCTTGCACAGCTTCACGATCATGTCGCCGTCGTCGCCGAGGCCGTAGTCCACGCGCAGTGTCCAGCCCTCGTACTCTCGGCCCCACTTGAGTGGGTAGACGAGGTCCTTGAACCGGATGAAGTTCAGTCCCTCGGCCGCCAGTTCCATCTCGCCCTGCTCTCCCATCGAGTCGGGGATAGCGGACAGGAAGCGCTCGCGCAACTCCGGGTGGAGCGTGTCGAGAATGCTGTTGTTCGTGGTCCAGCTGACGCGCAGGTCCATCGCGGTGACGAGTACGTCACCGTGGTGTTCACCGCGTGTCTGGTACTTCACGACCTTGACCTGGGTTGGGGTGGGTAACTCGAAGCGGCGCATATGCAGGTGCCTTTTTGGATGGTATGGAAGAAAGAGGGCGTCCGATTGCTCGAAGCAGATGGGGAACAGGGGAGGGAGGGAGGAGACAAGCGTCCCGTCTGGCGCGCCCGTAAATGGTCAGCGTCCTGCCTTGGCGAGTTGCTTGCGTTCGCTGCGCTCCAGGCGCTCGCGGCGCCTGCGCGCTTCGCGGTTCTCGCCGGGCAGGTGCTCACGGTTGAACTGCGGCGCGGTCGCCCGGTTCATCGCCGGCGCCGTCGACCGCTCCAGCATGTCCTTGAAGGCCGCAGCGCCTTCGATGGCTTCGTTCAGAATTCGCATGTCAAGATCCTCGTGGGCTGTTCTTGGGCTGGTCCATGGCAGGCGCCCTCCTGTTGTTGCCGATGCTTCAGAGGCCAGCCAGCATCGAGCGCAGGTCCTCGATCGAGCTCGCGCCGAGTGCCTCGTTCTCCTTGTGCTCAATGATCGCCAGGATGCGCTGCTTCTTCTCCTTGTTGATGCGCAGCGTCTCGGCCGCCTCGTTCTCGACGAGGCGGGTATCGATCACGTGCTTGACCAGGTCGAAGGCGAGTTGCGTCGCTTCGTCCGACTTCTGCGCCTTGTTGACGAACGATACGTTGTCGTCGCCCTTCAACTTGGCGAACAGCGCGCGCGCGATGTCGTCGAGGTTGGCCTTGCTGGCGCTGGCGGACAGCGGCAGGTCCCAGAGGTCCTCCGAGGACAGCAGGCCTTTGGGGGATTCGAAACGGATCTTGGCGCGCGAGGCCTTCTCGAAGATCGACATGTGGAAGTCCTTTCGGTGGTGAAGTGGTCAGAAGACCAGGTTGATGACGCGGGAGAAGTTGCCGGTGACACGGCAGAGAACGCTGTTGCGCTGCGTGGACGAGAAGCCGAGACCGGACAGCTGACGCTCCGACGCATCGGTCTTCATCCGCGAGCCGACCATCTCGATGACCCTGCGATGGACGGTCAGATCCTCGGTCAGGAACTCATTGAAGAAGCCGCGCGCCTGGCCATCGTTGCGGCAGCCATCGAGCATGAAGAACCAGTGCTTGTTGCCGACCGCACGCTCGTCCCAGTAGTTGGGACTGAGCATCAGCACGTTGACAGGCCGGAAGGTCTGCGTGGCGATCCCCCAGACCTCGCGCGTGGTCTGCGAAGAAGGCAGCGATTCGAGGATCTTGAAGCCGTCCGCGTGCGAATACTGGATCCGCGCGACCGTGACGTTCTCGTCGGTGCGCAGCGGCTTCTCGAAAGCCATGCGATGGCATTGACCGTCGAACTCGATCTCGACCTCGAAGCCGACGCCGGGGGAGCGACGGCTGTAGTTGACGACGTACAGCCGGTAGATGCCTTCGGCCATACGGCGCCGATCGGCATAGACGATGTTCTCGGCGGGGTCGTTGCGGATCCCATCAATGCCGTTCGCGTCGACGTCGAGTACCCCGCCTGCTGGGCTGGTGCGGCCACGGTTGCGGAAGTTGATCTCGAAGCCGCCGGGCTCCTTCATGTGGAAATCCAGGTCGTCGCTGTACTCCCACGCCAACCGGCAGCAAAGGTCGCCCTCGACGCTGCCGCCGGCCTTCTTGACCCGCTCCTTGATGGAGTCCGCGAAGTCGCCGTTGTAGGACCAGCTAAACGGGTTGCCCCACTTGAACAGGTTCTTGGCCGTCGGGTCAGCCGGCGCGACCAGCGACACCAGGTTGCCGACGTGCCGGTTCTCGACCATCAACTCGAGCGACTCCGCGCGCGGCAGGATGTCGGCGATGAACTTGTCGATCGGTACATCATCGGCCTTGTCGAACGACTTCGGCGTCGCGCTGACCTTGGACGACAACTCGCCGAACACGTCGGCCGCCATCGCGCGGCGAGCGTTGCGGTTCGCGAAAAGCACGTTGTTGACCGTGATGTCCTCGATCACGGCATAGCGCCGCTCCAGTGCGGAGCTGAGACCCATCTCGGTGATCGCCAGGCGGGCGTTCTCGATCATGGCCTTCGTGACCAGCGCGGTCGGCCGCTTGTAGTTGGTCGGCGCCACCATGACCTCGAACGCGCGCACGGCCGCCTCGAGGTCCTTGCCTTCGGACAGGTCAACCAGCAGCGTGCCGATGGAGGTGTTCCGGAGCTTGGACACCGCGCCAGGCACGGTGGCAAGTTGTGCCCAGACGAAGTTGTCGCGGTCGGCCTCACGCAACTTGGCGTAGGCATCCTTGAGCGCCTTGAAAGAGACGACTGTCGCCTTGTTCTCGGCGCCGCGATACAGCGCGTTCTGCGCGATCAGGTCCAGCACGGTGTCGATCGCCTCGTCGGTAATCGTCGTGAGGCTGCGTGCCAGCACGTCATGGTGTGCGCGGCTCGTGCCCAGCGCGGCGCCGATCTCCGAGCCCTTCATCACGTACCGCCTCGGCAGGTTCACGAAGAAGTGCGTCCACGAGGCCACGCCTCCGAGGCGATCAGCCAGCGTCCGGTCCGTCCCGGCGGTGTCTTCGAAGTGCAGGAAAGTGTTCGCGACCGGCTGCGACTTGACCAGCCGCGCCATCGCATCGGCGACGGCCTGGTAGGCCGGGTCACCGATAGAGGCGTCCCACACCGACACGATCTGGCCGTCGATGATGGCCACCACGTTGCCGACCGCGCGGATAAACCCCTTGCAGCAGTTGCAGTCGTGCTCCGTGCGTTCGCGATAGATCGGGTTGGTGCCATCCGGGAACACGGCCAAATAGGCCAACCACATCGCGTCCTTCTCGACGCCCGTACGGAAGAGGTGGTGCTTGGCCATCCGCTCGAACTGCTTTGCGATGGCCACCTTGAAGGTCGTGAAGTCCATGTTGGATCTCCGTGTTGGTTGGTCAGCTCACTCGACGCACGACAGCCGTTGCGGGCACGCCGTTGATCCCTGGCACTCGTGTGGCCGGAAGCAGAATGACGGCGTGCTGCCGCCGTGCGGCTGTGTGGCTGCGTTCAGCCGTGGCGAGGCCGGGTATGGAAGCCGCGCCACGCTGAGCGCCGGCTCGCCACCCAGTTCGGCCGCCAGGCGGCTCGCCTCGGCATCGTCGACGGCCTCCACGCACCCGGGCTTCTTGCCGCGGTAGGTGACCCAGAACGGGCGCTTCCACTTCACTTCTGTACAGGTCATGCTGCGTCTCCTGTCGCGCTTGCTCAGTCGTCGACGTCGCAAAAGACGCGGCGCTTGCCGTCCGCGGCCATCAGAATGCCGTCGGCTGTGTAGTGCTGGCCACCGGGCAGCGGGAAGTCGGCCAGTGCCTTGCCAAGCGCCTCGATCTCCTGGTATGGGATCGACTTCAAGACCTTCTGCCGCGACGCGGCCTTGGTCGAGAAGTAGGAGGCCTTCAGCAGACGAGCAGCGGCCCCCGCCAGTGCGCTGCCAGCGCACTGCAGGTCCTGCAGGCATTCGAAGTCCGGCCGCTTCTCGGCGACGGGCTCTGCGGCCTGCTCGGCTGCTGGCGGCGCTGCAATTGCCACGACCGCCGCGACTTCGGCCGCCGGCGCCGTCTCGACAGCGATTGCATCGATCAGAACGGGCGGAGACCGCAGCTGCGCGAGGTACTGCTCGAGCCCGGTGATCGTCGCCACCTTCACGGCATCGGCCATGTGGAACAGGTCGCCGAAGTGCTCGGTCGCCACCGGCCAGGCGCGGGTCTCCTCGAGGATCTTCTCGGTCTCCTCGACGCTGCCGCCGTGGTAGTACGGGGTCCGGCCCGCCTGCGCGATCATCACCTGCTGCCGGATGCTCTCGATCTCCTGCAGCAGCCCATCGCGGCGTTCCTTGGCCTCGCTGGCGAGGCGGCTTTCCTCCTCGGCTTGCCGCTTGGCACCGAGTGCCTCCTGCAGTTCCTCGACCGCGTCGTCGCGCGCCTTGTCGGCCAGCCCAGCCATGTCTCCAAGATCCTCCGGCGCAGCGATCGCGCGGACCTGTTCGATCAACTTCTCGATGCCGTGCGCAGTGGCCACGGCAGCGCCGCGCACGAAACGTCGCGTGTGGTCCTTGAATCGATCGAGATCGTTGCCGCGCCGGCGCGCCAGTTGCGCGGCCGCCTCGCGGTCCAGCCGATCCTGTTCCTGGCGCTGACGCTCGGCTTCCTCATGCCGGAGGCGCTCCTCCGCCTCTTGCTGCTGGCGCAGTTTCTCGGCTGCCTGGCGTTCACGCTCGGCGGCCTGCAGTCGGGCGAGCTCCAGCCGGTTGCGTTCTGCCTCGGCCTTCTCGGCCTCGTTTCGCTGCGCGCGCTCCAGTAGTTGCACCAGCTTGGCCAGCGTGTCGGCCTTCACCGTGGCCGCCGCGGCCAGCATCTCCTCGAAGGCATCAGGCGTGATCGCTACGCGCTCGACCAGCGCGATCTTCTCGCGGATCTCCCCGGAGGTCAGGTCGACGGCGTTGATCGCGACTTGCGAGATGTCGAGGATGCGCTGTTGCAGAGCGTCACTGCGTGCCTTCTCGGCGGCATCGCGGACCCGCTTCTCCGCGGCGCGACGCTCCTCATCAGAACGGATCTGCTCATCGAGCGGTCCCTCGAGGGAACGCACGATCTCGACCAGTTTGGCCGCCGCTTCGTCGCGTTGGGAGATCCGTGCCGCGATGGACGCTCTATCATCGGCGTTCCGCTCGGTGCGACGACGCTCGATCGCGGTCCGCGACGAGACAAGTTGCCTGCGCAGTTTGCGCGCAGCCTCGTCGCCCTTGATGGTCCGCAGGTCGAAGACGACATTGTGTGCGGCCTTGAACATCGCGAGCATGCCTTCCCGGAACTCGCTGAAGTCCGGGGCCGCAATGGTCAGGTCGGTGATGCTCTTGATCGTGTCGTCGACGAGTTCGTCGGCGACTTCGCTGCTTGCTGCTTCGCTCACTTCAACTCCTTGCCTTGCCTTTGCCATGACCGTGATAGCGAACGGCCTCACGCTCGGCCGGTTCGAACGCAAACTGCACGCCGTGCTCGACGATCGCGTCGTCGATGATCCTGTCGATCCACTCCGAATAGCGGCGAACTCCCAGTTGTTCGCTCGAGACGCGCATGCGGTGCGGGGTCGCGCGCTTCGCTCCGGGGAGCTTCTTCATCACCCACTTGTCGGGGATGAGCTTGCGATGGTAGTAGTCCTTCCAGATCTCGACGGTGAAGCGCTCTCGCTTCTCGCCGACGAAGACTTGCTCGGCAATCTGCGGCAGCACCGCTGCATGCAGGAAGCCGCGCTGCTTGATCGTGATCGGCTGGTCGGCCGGGCCGCACCTCAGTTCGACCTCCTCGCCATTGCGAAGCATCATCAGCGCGTGGTTGAAAGCAGCCCGGAACTTCGGCGCGGCGCCGTCCTCGGTGTGAATCACGGTGATGTAGATCTCGGAGTCCATCAATCCGCCTCGAGCCAGCTGATCACCACAGCGAGCAGATCCCACTGCGACATCTTCAGGATCGCAAGGTAGCGCTTCGCGCCGTGCACTCCGTTGTGGCCCTGGTGGCAGTCCCAGCACAGCGGCAACGTCAGCCAGTGGTTGCGCGCTTGGCCGTTCTCGTCGATGTGGTGCACGTCCGTCCCGTGCTCCTGAGCGCGCAGAAGCAGCGTGCAGCACACGCATCGGAACCGCTTGATGCGGCCCATGTGCGCGGATTCGGCCACTGTTGGACGCTTCGTGGAGTGCATGGACCCTCAACTCCGCGGGAACTTCTCGTCTGCGAACTTCGCGAGTCCCTGCATCTGGTCGGCCGGAAGTTGCCGCGCCTGGTCAAGGATCAGGTCTGCGCCGTCGCGGTTCTTCGCAGCCGTCAGGCGCTCGACGAACTCGGCGTAGGTGGGCTTCGGCGGCTCCGCGCCGACCCCGGTATCACCGCCGCTACCGCCACCGCCACCGCTGCCGCCGTCGCCCAGCGGGAAGACGAAATCGCCGTCCAACGTCATCGGTTCGCCGGTGTCGGCACGGCTGGCCGCTGCGATGGCCGCCGCGATCTCCGCGGACTTGGGCATGTACTTGGCCACCTGCAGCAGCGGAACCTTGCGCGAGTACATGACCCAGTTGTTGTCGTTCTTCAGCGCGTAGTGGTTCTCGCCAACCTTGTTGTAGGTATCGAGGTGCTTGCGGATCTTGCGCGCCGGCCAGAACTCGATGATCTGCGGAGGGGTCCATCCGCCGTCGCCCTTGATCGTACCGACGCAGTACGTGCCGATCAGATTGAGCGCGTCCTCGTCGCCTTCGTTGCGATGCTTGAGGAATGGGTCGCTGCCGAGTTGGTACTCGAAGAAGTCGCCGGGAAAGACCGCGCCGGTGGACACCACGCCGCGCCCAGACCTGTTGATCAGGTCGACGATCCCTTGCCAGCCAGGGATGAACTGGCAGATCCGGATCTTTCGCCTTTTGTCTTCGTATGGCACCAGGAAGCCGTGGCCGGCCGTGTCGATCTGCAGGCCAAGACGCGCGGCCTGACCGACCGACTGCAGGATCGACATCGGATCGCAGTCGGCGATCTGCGGGTTCTTGCCGACCGCACCGTACACGGTGCTCAGGAAGCGATCGACGTTCATCGTCGCCGGCAGCGCGCGCGCCAACTGCGGACGGAACTTGTCGAGGGCTGCCAGGAGCGGCTTCTCTGGCTTCGCAAGCTCTCGCGTCTGCTTCAGGTGATCGGCGATGCTCGGCCGTTGGCCGCCGTTCGGTGGGTTCCTCACTTGCGCTCCTTGCGGTGGTTTTCGGTTATTTGCTCGGCCTTGTTACGCGCGGCGGCGCGCCGACGTCGGAACCTGGATCAACGCCACGTCCTCCGTGTAGCCGGGCCAGTGGTTCTCGCGCTCGCACTTCGCGTAGATGGCCAGCAAGCGGTGGTATTCGTTGAGCCCGGCCTCAACGTCCCGCGCGTCCAGCATCGACGCGCTGCAGACGAACGGATACTCGGTCTCGACCTCGGCGAAAACGAAGCCAAGCACTTCCTGGCCGCTCGCCTTCTCATACACGTCGGCGTACATCGCGTTCTGCAAGTCGTAGCCCTTGCGGCCGACTTGCTTGGCGAACTCCGGCGGGCTGGCATCTGGGCAGCCCTTGGCATCCAGCAAGATCACCTGCTTGTCGTTGACCTGGTAGACCCAGTCAGGCCGCACCCGCACGAGTACGCGCTGGGCCTCACCAGTCTCCTCGTCGACGACGATCGGCTCGTAGTGGAACGCAGAAACTTCCGGGCGGCCGCGGGACATCAACTCGGCGATGCGCGAGTTGCGCATCAGCGATGCGGCCTGAGCGAACGCGGCTTCGCGCTGCTCAGCGTCGATCGCCGCGACCCCCTTCGGCAGGTTCGCCTTGAAGTTCTTCCACTCGTTGGTGTTCTTGTTGACCGGCGGCCCTACGCGATAGCGTTTGTCGAACTCCATGGGCTCCAAGAAGGCCGCGTGGCAGAGGCTGCCCTCGAGTTGGCCAGCCTTGACCGTGCGCGCCGGCCGCTTCGGGTCGCGGTACGCGCCGAAGTAGTGGGCTGGGCTCCGGCCCAGCAGGCGCAGGCCGGTGCTGCTCACCCCGGGCCCGGCGTGATAGGTATCGTTGGGGATGTCGAAGAACAGGCCGGCAGCCTGCTCGACGGTGGTGACGCCGCTCATTGGTTCTCCAATGCAATCAGCAGGCAGCGTGCCGCCTGAATGCGTTTGCGGAAGACACACAGGTCCTTGTCGCCGTAGATCTGGTCACGCTCGAGGTAGCGGTAGTAGCTCTCGTCGAGGCCGATCTCGGCACGCAACGCCGCGATTCGCAACTGACGCCAGCCCCATGCGAACGGGTGGCGCCACCAGGGCCGGCGGCACGCGGCGCGGCGCATGCGCGCGCGACGGCCGGCCCGTTGGTCGCCATCGCACAGCGGCTGTAGCGGCGATGGCAGGTCGTCGTGGCGCGGCGCGCCGTCTTTCCTGTTGCTCATCGTGGTGCTCAGTTGTCGGCCAGCGTTGTGAGCAGCACGAGCGCCCAGGCGAGCAACGCTATGCGGGAGATCAGCATGACGAAGATCTGCCCACCGGTCCACGGCTTGCACACGTAGCCTGGCGTAACGCGGCACAGGAAATAGATCTTGAGGGCCCAGAGACATGCCAGCGTGATCAGAAACGCCTTCATGCGCGATCCCCTCCAGCATCCGAAAGAATCTGGGTGGCGGGTGGCGCTTTCTTGTTGGCCATCTCTACATCCTCCTTGTCTCGATGGATGAATTAAAGCACGTGCTAAAGCGCAATGCAAGCAGGCTTGAGTCATTGAGTACAAACCACTAGGTTTCTTCTCGCCAATGAGTTCGGCCATCTTGACATCACGATTTCAGGCATGCTTAAATACCGCATGACCAGGAACGACGCACTCGTATTGCTCGGCAAGCCCGGCGCTCCAGCGTCGGTCCAGGATGCGGCCGCCGAGATCGGCGTGTCGGTGCAGTCGATCTACGACTGGCCGGAAGATCTGCCGCAGCGCATCGCCGACCGCGTTCAAGCGGCGATCGCCAGGCGCCTGCTGCCGCCGGTGCTGATCGGCGACAACGATCCGAAGCGCACGCGCCAAGTCGGCGAAGAGGCGGCCAACAAGGCCTGAGCCATGTTGGCTCTCGCCTTTGCGTCGTTCCTTCCGGCCAACCTCAGGGGGTCGGCTTGAGCAGCCTAAAGATGATCGGCCGCATCGAGATCCCGCCCGCGGTTCTCGATCACCGCTTCGTGCTCGAAGCGCTGGGATGCGCGCTGGTGCTGCAGCAGAGCGACGACCGCAAGGCCGGAGTGGTCGGCACCGACAACAGCCGGCTCTGTGAACTGTACGGCTGGGCGCCGAACGTCCCTGCTCACCGCGACAACACCGGCTGGATGTATGCGTTGATGCTCGACGATGGCGTCAGCCGGATCCATGCGATGAGCGACCCGGGGCTGTCGCACGCAGTGTCTCCTTCAGAGAAGATCGAGATCCGAGTCACCGCGGGAGACGTTTTCAGGCTCTGTGACTTCTGCGAGCACTGGACCGAGGACGTCCGGGCTCGAGTTGCGGCCTTCGTCGGCTGCTTCGACGAGCCGGACGATGAACGTGCGCTGGCCATCCTGCGCGCCGGCGTGGCCGCGCTGGCTCGCGGCGAATACTACGGCGCGCCGAGGGTGCGTGACGGCTTTCGTACGCTGCTGCCCGATGAGTGCTACGCGGCCAGCGACGAGTGCACGGACGCCGAGTTGATGCTGCTGTCAGACGCCAAGCACGCCGGCCGCTGGATCCAGACCTGCGGCGTGTGCGAGGCACCGGCCGTGCGCCTTGACCATTACTGGCCATACCACCACGAGTACAACCGGTGCCGCGAGCACCTTATCGGACGCAACGCAAGAGGGGACTGCCTACCGAAAGCCGGAGAGATCGCTAGGCCGGCGGACATGGATCCGCACGGAGAAGCAGCGCAGTTCGATCCTAAGGCTCCCGAGCACGGCCTGGCTGGTGAGGGGGGGCTTTCATGACCGGCGAGCAACTCCCCAATCCGCTGGTTCCAGCCGATGTCAACCTCGAGGGGCTCGGTTTCATTCCGATGAAGCTGCGCGTGCTGAAGTCGTCGCTGTTCATCAAATCGACGGGTGACGAGTTCAAGGCGGCGTTCGCGCTATGGGTCAACAGTTGGACAGAGATCCCGGCCGGCAGCTTGCCAGATGACGATGCTGTGCTGGAAGGCCTTTCCTGCTCCAAAGTCTGGTCTAAGGTCAAGGCAAGGGCGCTGCACAACTGGATCAAGTGCTCCGATGGCCGGCTGTATCACCCGGTCGTCGCCGAGTTGGCCCTGGACGCATGGGCCCGCCGCGACGCGTTCCGGGAGAGGCAGGAGAACAAGGACACTAGGCAGGAGCGATGGCGCAGGCGCGTCAAGGAACTTGGCGAGCAACTGCGCGCGCTCGGCACTACCCCGCCACGCGGGGCATCGCTGAGCAAACTCGAGGCGTTGCTCGCGCAGGCGAATGCGTCTCCGCAAAAGTCTCAAGCGTCTACATCAGCGTCTCACCAAGCGTCTACATCGAATTCTCTACCGTCTACACATGTAGACGGTGCTGAGATTGCTTTGACAGAAGGAGAGACAGAGACAGAAGGAGAGACAGGGACAGAAGGTAGTTGCGCCGCGTCTCGCGTCGCGTCACCACCACCGGCTTCGCCGCCTGCCGAACGCCCGAGCAAGGCAGAACGTGGCAAGCGCCTCCCGAAGGACTGGGTCCTGCCGAAGCCATGGGGTGATTGGGCGCTCTCCGAGTACCCGCACTGGACAGCCGACACCGTGCGGCAGATCGCGACCAGGTTCCGCAACCACTGGACTTCGGTTACCGGCAAGGGGTCGACGAAGCTCGACTGGGAACGCACCTGGCAGAACTGGTGTTCGGACAGCAAGACCCAGCGAGAACACCCGGCGCCACGGCACGCAGGCCGCAACGGGGAGCCAGCCAGCTCTCTCGCCGAAGAGATGCGGACGAAGTTGGGGCTGCAGCATGGAGTGATCGATGGTTGACGACGACATCAGCAGGTTCGCCCAGATGCTCGAGGACGTTTGGACGCTCTATCCGAGCGCCAAGCCGCTCAGTTCTGGCCAGGCCACGATGTTCTTCCGGGCGCTGGCGCAACACCCGCTGCACGAGGTGCAGGTCGGTTTCGATCGGCACGTGAAGGACACGGTGCGCGGCCGCTTTCCACCGGTGCCTGCAGACGTGCTGGCGCAGATCGAGAACGTGGTTGCCGCCGACGGCAGGCCGGGCCCGGAAGAGGCCTGGGCGATCGCCGTCGTGGCGCTCGACGAGAACAAGACCGTGATCTGGACTTCCGAGATGCGCGACGCATGGGGCATTGCGCGCTCCGTCGCGGCCGCGGGCGACGAGGTCGGCGCGCGCATGGCATTCCGGGAGGCCTACAACCGGCTGGTCGACGAGGCGCGGGCCACAAGACGGCCGGTGTCATGGGAAGAGTCCACCGGATTCGATCCCGTGCAGCGCGTCGTCGCGAGGATGAGGGCCGAAACCATAGGCCGCCTACCGGCACCGCGATCCGCGTACGAAGCGCTACCGGCCCCAGAGGACCCGAATGAGCCGATCGAGCAGCGAGCGCAGCGCCACTGGCGGTCTGTGTGGCAGGTGCCGGAGAACGTGCGCGCCGAGATGGCAGCGGTGCGCGAGCGCCTGGCCCATCTGCCAGACCGCAAGCCGATCGTGCCGAAGCCTGGTGCGGAGCAACAGGAGCCGAAGGTAATGGATGGCTTCAAGCCGATCGAGGAGCATACGCTCCCGAAGGCCATGCGCAGGAGTCGTGGATGACTCCGGTCGACATCTTGCACCCTGTGGCCAGAATGCCTACGGCCAGGCGGCCGATCGACGCGCGCGTGCACGAGAACCTGATGAAGCGATCGAAGTCGGCGATCGAGATCGCCGTCGAGTTGGGCGTCGGCGAGGAGGCCGTGTACGCCGCGCTGGTGCGGCTCGAAGCAGCAGACCAGGCCGAACTGCTCACCTACTATCGGGAGTTCATCCCGGCCATCGGCCAACCGGCGCGGATCTGGGGTGCTCTATGACGACGCGCGGCGGCACGCCCATCGTTCAGGCTGGCCAGCGATGGCAACGCAAGCAGAGCAAGCCGATCAGTGCGTTGGTGGACGAACCTCAATCCGAAAGGAGTCGAAGATGACAAGTTTGACCAAGTGGGCGGCCGATGTCCACGCCTTTTGCCTGCGCCATGACCGCGCCATGACCGAGGGCGAGTGCATTCGCTTCTGCGGGATCCCGGCATCACAGACGCCAGCTCGAGATCTGCTCGATTCGGCATGCGCGGCCGGCCATTTCCGTCGCCAGTGCATCGTCGAAGATGGTCGCGCGACCGTTCGCTATCGCGCAGTCGTGCGCGAGCCCGCACCGCGGCGAATGCCCGACAACACGAATAGCTGGTTCCACGGCATTCGACGCGTGAGCTCGGTCTTCGATCTCGGGGCGGAGCAATGAGCACGGGCGCGATCGCGCAACTCGTCGGGTCCGCCATGTAGGCGCATGTGGAGATTGAGGCATGACATCAGACGACACCACGCGCAATGTGCCGGACGTGCCATTCAGGCCGCGTGGCCTCGGCATGGCCATGCTATTCCGCTGCGGCAGGTGCTGCAGTCCAAGCGCCACACTTGGACGCGGCATGCGTCACGTTGCGGGGCTGCGCACCTACGTGTGCAAGGCGTGCAAAGATGAGATCGATGCCAAGCGAGTCGCGCCATGATCCGCTACATCAAGATCGCCAACCACGAGACGCGCTGCAGGTCCGACGCCCTGTCGGGCAGCCGGCACAATGACTGCGGCAGGCTGCACGAGTGCGCCAGGGCGCTTGCTGCAACTGGTGGCGGAGCGCCGGTCAAGGATTTGTCGCGGGGTGCAAGGTCGTACCCAGGGGTAGCGATGCACTGCGAGCACTATCTGAGCATCGCGGATGCCGAGGCCAGCGCAGCGGCCGGCAAAGTGAGGCCGTGGGTCGGGGGATCGGCATGATCACCGAGCACACCCGCGAGCTGATCGACCTGGCCGTGATGTTGCACATCAGAGCCGGTGGCAGCGAGGCAGAGAAGCTCCGCGAACTCCTGATTGGTTCGCACGAAATCGCCTACATGGATGGGCTACTCGAGGTGATCAACGGCATTGATGCATGGGTACGAACTCACGCGGCGATCAAGATGGCAGCGAGGTCGGTCCCCGGGACGGCGCAATGAGCGCGGGCTACAAGCCGCAGAAGGGCCAGGAGCGCGTGAGCATGAGGACGGTGCTCGCACTGATCTGTGCCGGCCCGGCATTGTCGATTCTGGTGGCCGCAGTGGCCGTTGTTGGCCGGAGGTTGTGCCTGTGGTGATGCCCATCTGCTTCCGGATTCTTGGTGAGCCAGCCAGCAAGGCCAACTCTAGGCAACTCGTCGCGATCCCGCTGGTCAAGCACGGCTACAAGACGGGCGCAATGCGCGCAGCTTCGATCAAGTCGGAGAAGGCGCGCAACTACGAGGAAGACGCTGAAAAGCAGATCCCGTCGTGGGCCAGACAGATGCTGCAGGGGCCGGTGAAGGTCACCATGCGGATCTATTACGCGAGCCGCCGGCCGGACCTCGACGAGTCAATCATCCTCGACGTCATGCAGGCGAAGTACCTGCGGATCAAGGACCCGCAAACGGGAAAAGTGCTACGGACCGAACTCGTGCGGCGCGGCGTGTACGTGAACGACCGCCAGGTCGAATGGAAGGACATCCGCAGGGCACTCGATACGGTGAATCCGCGGGCCGAGATCGTCGTTGAGCCGCTTGCCGAGCAACAGATCTCGATGGAGTGGAATGAGACCCTGCCCCGCGAGTCTGCTCCAGTGAATGGTTAGGCCTGTGGCCGAAGCGAGGAAGAAAATGGCCTACACACTACAGTCTGCGCGCGATGCATAAGGTTCAGCGGGCTGCCGAAGGCAGTCCGCTGGAACCACCAGTTCGGCCTCACCCACCCGGAGAGCGCGACACATGCCCTGGTTAGAAGCCACGCTGCTGCTACTTGGATGCGCTGCCGCGCTGGCAGTGCTTGGGCCGCAACGCAAGCGCATAAACACCAACCCGCGGCCGACTTATCCCAAACCGCCGGCGCCGCCGGCACCACCACCACAGCGGCCCCGCTGCGCAACCCACGAAGGACCACCATGGAATCCCTGACGATCACGAAGCCGCAACTCGAAGCCGCACTGCTGCGCTGGGAACAGGACGCCCGCGCCGGCAAGACGCGCACTCACGAAGAAGCCGACGCTCTGCCGGTGGAACAGGTGGCATCGGAGAGCGCGGATCACCTGTGGCACGAACTGGGCGCAACGATAGGCGCGTGAGGCCGAACGTTAGAATTGAGCGGCTGCGAAGCAGTCCGCTCGAATGACTGGTTCGGCGTCTCTACAACGAAGCAAAGGAACGACGATGACACTCGAAGCAAGACCACTCGTGATCTACCACGGCAACTGCGCGGACGGCTTCAGCGCCGCGTGGTGCTTCTGGCGCAAGTACGGCGAGGCCTGCGAGTACGTGGCCGGCGTGTACCAACAGCCGCCGCCCAATGTGACCGGCCGCTGCGTGTACCTCGTGGACTTCAGCTACAAGCGAGCGACCGTGCTGCAGATGCTGGAGACGGCCACGCATGTGTGCCTGATCGACCACCACAAGACCGCGCTTGAAGACTTGGCCGGCATCGAGAGCGAGAAGTTCAGCAGCTTCACCGACCTGGACCGGAGCGGCGCTACGCTTGCTTGGGACTTCCTCTTTCCCGACGAGGACCGGCCGCTTCTGCTGGGCCACGTCGAAGACCGCGACCTGTGGCGCTTCAAACTGGCCGGCACGCGCGAGATTCAGGCGATGGTCTTCAGCTACGAATACAGCTTTGAGCTGTGGGACAAGCTTATGGCGGCCGATCAGGTGGAACTGCTCAAGATGACCGCGGCCGGCGCCGCCATCGAGCGCAAGCACCACAAAGACGTGGCCGAGTTGGTGAAGGTGTGCAAACGGCGCATGCTGATCGGCGAGTACAACGTACCGGTGGCGAGCCTGCCCTACACGCTGGTGAGCGACGCAGCGCACGCGATGGCTCAAGGCGAGCCGTTCGCGGCCTGCTACTGGGATACGGCAGAGGGACGCACCTTCGGTTTACGCGCCACCGACGACGGCATGGACGTGAGCGACATCGCCAAGCAATACGGTGGTGGCGGCCACGCCAGGGCTGCGGGATTCAAGGTGCCGCGCGACCACGCGCTGGCGATGTGCTGAAGGATGGCGCGAAAGGACATAAGGCATGCAGTACCTGCTGACGCAACAAGAGTACGACGCGCTGCACCGCGATAAGCTGCTGCGCACCGAGGGCCAGACGGCCGAACTGCAAAAGCTCTGCACGCTGGCCGCGCAGCACATCCCCATCGTGGTGGAGTGGAGCAGCGACAAGACTCCGCGACCGTGGGGCGCTTACTGCTACACGCGGTCCGCTCCAGCAACCAGTTAAGCCTGATGAACGGAGGCACAGATGTTGACCGACCAAGAACTACAAACGCTGCGCAACCTCGGCAACGAAGCCGAGGCGGCGGCGGATGAGATTGCGAGGCTGCGCGCTGCGCTGGTCCGCATCGCACGGTGGCATGGCGAGTTCCCTGCGACAGGCAAATTCTGGGATGCTCCAGAGAACACCCAGCCGATGAGCTACAGCGCCGCTTTCGGCAGCAAAGGTGAGCGCGACTTTATGCGCCAGATCGCGCTAGATGCATTGAGGCTTAACGTTCTAGCTGAGAGGCCGCAAACGGCGCAGCAGGACTAGGCAATCGAGAAAACGCGACCGCCGTTTGCGGTCCTTTCGAGCGAGGGGTTAGGCCCCACGCGCAGGAGATACGAATGCGATACCTGATTGCACAGCGGCAGGAGGGCGAAGGATGCGATTACACCATCGGGTGCGGCATGCTTTTCTACTTCGATGACTTCGACGGACCGCCGCACGAGGCCAGAACGCACTTTGCAAAACAGATTGCATATCCAGACGGCGAGGACGAAGGACTGGCAATCGATGGTGACAACGCGCTGGCCGAGGTGTGGATTGTCCCAGCCGATGGAGCGCTTGCGCTTGACTTGGATGCAATGCGCAAGGAAGACAAGTGGCGTCGAGAAGCAGCCAAGAAGCGAGAGAAGGAGGCATCGTGGCGCTGCAATTTGTGGCGAAGGTAGCAGGCGGTGCGATATGGGCCGCACTGCTGGCACGCACACTGCAGCGAGAAGCGGCAGCAGGCTAACGTCGGAGTTCAGCCGCCGGTACTCCACGCGGATACCAGCAGTGCCACTTCTTCGCCGGAATCGGTGGATGGAGCTACGCCCTGCGCCTTGCAGGATGGCCCGATGACCGACCTGTTTGGACAGGCTCTTGCCCTTGCCAGCCGTTCAGTTCCGCGGGCAAGCAGCGTGGCAGCGACGATGAGCGCCATCTATGGCCTGCGTTCTTCGACCTCATCCGCGAGTGCCGCCCTGCAAGCGTGTTTGGCGAGCAGGTTGCCGGCGCTGCTGGACTCGCGTGGCTCGATCATGTTTGCGCTGACCTGGAAGGCGCAGACTACGCCGCTGCGGCGGCGAATCTGTGCGCTGCTGGCGCAGAGGCCAACAACGAGGAACTGGCCATGATGGTACGCATGCTCGTGTCGTCGCTGAAGCGCCATTCGCCACATGCACCGCAGCTTGGTGACCTTCCGAGCCGCGCAGTGGGCCTGTTGCAGCGCCTGAACCTGATGGGCTCACCGCTGCGCACCGAGGATGCCGACGATGGTGGCGCGAAGGCTATTGGTGCTGCATAACGTTTGAGCTGAGGGGCATTGCCCACATGGAGGAACAATGGACAACGAAACTGTGCCGGGCAATGTCCCTTTGAGCGAAGGGTTAGGCCACATGCTGTGCTGCCTGCGCATGATTCACGCCGCATACGACGCCGATGGCGCCGACCTGAGCGCATGGGCTGGCCGTGCGGCCGACATGCTTGAAGCGATGGCCGAAGACCGCGCCCGCTTTCCCGACCGGCCCGACTTCGTTGGCTCGATGATTGATGCGCACATCAAGAACCTGAAGACAGCGGCCAGGGTCAACGAAGAGGCATGGCGGCGAGCGCAGCGCCATGCTGATGATTCTGCGGCCGGCGCGGCGCGATACGAGTACGTTCGCACGCTAAGCGTGCCGCAGTTTAAGGCCCTGTACACGGCGAACATTGCCGGCAAGGGCTCATTTGATGAGCTGGTGGATGCTGCCATTGAGGCCGCTTCTGTGACCTAACGTCGTGGTGAGCGGCGAGCCGTAGGCGAGTCCGCTCGACCTAAAGTTAGGCGTCACAGCAACGAAGGAGATATGGCATGCGAGAACTTAAAACCGTTGGCGACTACATCAAAGCCCTTAGCGAGTTCCCGGAAGACTGGCCCGTGAATGTGGCGACCCCAGCGGGCGGCGGCATTGCCATTGAACACCGAGAGATTGGCGGCAAGCCCGTCGTTGCGGTGTTCGGTAGCAACGGCGGCAGATTCGGAGAAAACCCGCTGACCGAAGATGAGTACCAAGCGAGAATAAGAGAGTTCATGCTCCTATGCAGCATGGGCTACGAGTACACCAGCATTCACGGTGACCACCGGCTCTACAGGCGCAGCGGCATGAACGACACATGCTACGGGCGGCGCTTCGACCGGCGCGTTGTGGAGCGCATGGTTTCTGAGGGGCTGGTGTCCGCGCACGAGGTAGACATTGACCGCGTGCGGAGTTGTGACGCCCAACGCTAGGTTGAGCGGACCGCAACAGCGCGAGGAAAACCATGAGTAACACCACACTGCGGCCCGCTGTTGCGGGTCCGCTCGAACCGTCAGTTGGGCGGCCGGTTGACGAAGGCACGGACGCCGAAGGACCGCGCGGCACCTACGGCTGTGCGTGCCTGAGCCGCGATGCGCGCGAGTGCATGGTGCGCCGCTACCCCGACGAGCCGACGCTGGGGCCGCAGCCTGACGACAGGTACCTGAGTGCCGAGCGGTGCCAGTGCCTATGCCACGAATGGAGCGACGAAGATGACGACTGACCTGAAGCCTGCCGCGACGCCGGCCGAAGCCGAAGAGCTGGCCAAGAAAGCCTGCGTGGACTACATCAATAACGACAGCAGCAAGCCTGCCGCTGCGAACAGGCAGGCACCTACCGACTGGAGAAAGAAGATGGAAGTGAAACTGGCTGAAGCGCTGCTGCGCCGCAAGGAACTGCAGGGCAAGGTGGACAAGCTGAAGGCGATTTTGGACAAAGACCTGTTCGAGATGAAGCACGGGCGCAAAGCCGTGAACGACGGCTGGGACGACATCGTGCTGCAAGTGCCGCTGCTGACCGCTTCGCAGGTGACGGCCGAGTACGACTGGCACGCCCGGCAGCTTCGCCTGGTGGACGCGGCCATTCAGCAGGCCAACTGGACCTGCGCCGTGACCGTGGACGACACCGTGATGCAGGACTATGTGCAACCGCCGAAGCCGGAAGGCCGAGGCAAGACTGCGTAAGCAGCCAAGTCCGCGAGGGCTTTGGAGGCGGCGTGCTGGATTCGGTGAAAAGGCTTGCTCTGTGCCTCAAACAGTAGATGTTGCGCGACATCGTAGCTAGGGCCCCGTGAAGCGAGGCAACCAACTGCTAATTGGTGTCTTGGGGAAGACTTGAAAGCCCCGGAATTCCGAATATCAGAACCTAGAACGTTGAATGCTCGACTGACCGACTGTCTGAACACTTGAACAATGACTGAGCTATTTCCGACTAACCACCACCGAGGGCACGCCGCCCCCAAAACCTTTGCATGCCACGAGCGCGCTAACGTTGGAGTTGAGCAGCATGCCCCCGAACAAGACTGAGCAGGACACCAACGCCACGCCGGGGCATGTCGCCTCGACCGACCAGTTCGGCGGCACTGGTGCCGGAGCGATGGAGCGCGCCGCGACGCTGAGCGCCTGCCGCACGTACCGCTATGCCCTGTGGCGCAGGTGGGGGCGTGGCGACTACGCCATGTTCATTGGCCTGAACCCGAGCACCGCTGACGAGACGAACGACGACCCGACCATCCGGCGGTGCATCGCATTCGCGCGCTCGTGGGGCTATGGCGCGCTGTGCATGGCGAACCTCTTTGCCTACCGCGCAACCGAACCCGCCGACATGAAGAAGGCGACCGAGCCGGTGGGCTGGGAGAACGACCACACGCTGACCACGCTGGCGCGCGGCGCCGGTGTGGTGGTGGCCGCGTGGGGCGCGCACGGCACGTACAAGGGGCGCGACCAGTCGGTGCGCCTACTGGTGCCGGGGCTTCACTACCTGCGGCTGACGAAGGACGGCCACCCCGGTCACCCGCTGTACCTGCCCGCTAGCCTGCGGCCGGTGGCGTGGGTGAATTGGTGACGCCGAACGCCCAAGCTCACCGGCCCGCAGGGTCCGGTGCAGCGCAGAGTTAGGCCCTGTATCAGAAGCGAGGTGAACGTGGACGACAACGAATTGATTTTGGCCCTGCACGACCTGCTGGAGCGCGTGGAGAAAGAGCGCGGCATCAATGCTGGCGCTGCGCACACGCTGCTGGCGGAAATGGCAGAACTTGCCGCCGAAGAGCGCGGCGCGTTCTTGGAAGAGGAAAAACTGTGACCGCTGATGACCTGATGCGCCTAATTGGCCGCTACACCGAAGCCTGCGACGACCTGGGCGCCGGCCTGTTTGAGCAGACCGCCGCCGAGACTGACGCGAAGCACGGCAAGGCCACGTTTCTGCACGGGCAGATTCTGACCGAGGCACATCGGCTGCATGCCGAAATTGAGAGCCTGCGCGCCGCCTTGCAGTGGTACGCCGATGGCCTGCACTTCGACAAGGCCAGCCCTGACGCATGGGACACCGTGAGCGGCGAGCCGCAGAACTGGTGGTGCGATGAAGCGGGCACGGCAACTGTGGAAGACGGCTCGATTGCAGCCATGACGCTGCGCGGCGAACTGACGGCCGCACAGATTCAGGCGCTGGATTGAAGGCCTAACGGTTGAGCTGAGCGGACCCCGCACAAGGCTTGTGCTAATGCGCTATGCCGCCCGGGGTCCGCTCGGGCGAAGGGTTAGGCCTGGCTCCGAAGGGAGCAGGGATAGCGAACAGCAGCGCCGGGCTTGCCGGGCGCGTATTTGAGCCGGCCGACAGGCGGGCGGATAGGTGGAGAAACAAGATGGACTTTGAGAACATGCCGATCAACGAACAGTTCTTCGCGGGCTTTGACAAGCAGGCAATCAAGGTGCCGCCGCCGTGGCACCAAGCGATTGCTGCGCTTGCCGAGATTGACGCCGCACTCGGCCTGCCTGAAGACGGCTGCAACAGCATCGGCCGCACGCTGGCCGCTGTGCGCGAACTGCAAGCCAGGGCATCAAGTGCGCAGCAGCAGGCGCAGTCCTTGGCGCGCGCCGTGATGGCCGACCAGACCGCTCACGACACATGGACGCGGAACGCGCTCCGCTATCAACTGCTCTTGGACGGTCCGCACAACTTCGGCGTGTTTGTGTGCGGCGAGGACGGAAGCCCCGACGACTCGATTTCCAATGCCGAGTTGACTGCGGCGCTGGACGTGCTGCTTGGGGCCTAACGTTCGAGCTAAGCCGGCCCGCCGTGCGGGCTCGGCTTGAGCGAGGGGTTAGGCGGCTGGTGAACGAAGCAAAGAAAGAATGCATGCCATGTGGAGCGACCGAGATAACGAAGACTACTGTGGCGAGCCTCAAGAGCGCGACGAAGACGACGGCCAGGACGACGCCCACTGCTGGGAATGCGGCCAGATTCACGACTTGTGCGAGTGCCACGTTGGCGAAGAGTGCGGGCGCTGGCGCAATGGCGTTCTGTCCGGTTCGTGCACCAAGGCCGGCAGCGAAGAGTGCGATTTTGAGTGCCCATACAACCGATGAGCGAGGACACGATGACCCCAAGGCAACGCGACATCATGAAGCACGCGCTGGGCGCTGGCCGTGGCGCCCCAGGCTGGCGAAACTACTTCGTCACCGGCCCAGGCAGTGACGATTACGACGACTGCGAGGCGCTGGTGGCGGCTGGGATGATGACGAAGCGCAGCGCCGGTCCGCTGTCCGGCGGCGGCCCGGCACGCTTCGGCCGCCTAACGTTTGAGGTGAGCGGACCGTGGAGGCGAGGCGCTTGGGCCGCGAGGCTGACCGAGAACCCGTGTACGTCGCGGCCCAAGGGCCTTGCCGGAGCGGGTCCGTTCGACCGAAGGGTTATGCATCAGCTTGGTGAACGAAGAGGATAACCATGAGAACCGCAATGAGGCCGCGCTACTACTGCGACCACTGCAACAAGGGTAACGGAAGCCCGAGCGCAATGAAGCGCCACGAGCGCGGCTGCACGCTGAACCCGCAGCGCGTGTGCGGCATGTGCGCCAAGCTGCACGACGATGGCGGGCCAGTGCCGTCTCCGCCGCGCGATGAACTGCTGCGCCTGCTGGATGCGGATGGGTTCAAGGCGATGTGTGAAGCTGCGAACGATTGCCCGGCTTGCATTTTGACCGCGCTACGGGCAAGGAATGTGCAAAGCGAGTTCGGGCCGTACACGGTAGCTGGGCCTGAAGACGGGCGCAACGAGTGGAGCTACACCAAGGCGAAGGCCGAGTATTGGAGCAACCACAACGATGCGCAGGCCGAGCGCAACTACCCGGGTTACTGATGCATAACGTGTTTTAGACATCACGTTAACGAAACATGCCCAAATTTTCAGCAGCACGCCACCACGTTCTAGCCCGCCGAGACGCCAAGCGCGAAGCGGCGCTAGAGCGCGGCATCCCGGAGCGCGACCCGGTGCGCAGCCGCGCCAGTGCGGCGAGTTTCTGCTGAACGTCAACGGCCAGACTTTTGCGCTTGAGCTGCGGCCGGACCGGCGCGACTGCCGCCGCTGGTACGCCTTCCGCAACGGCCAGCCCTACGAGCACGGCGGGCTTGAGCGGATCTGGCGCAAGGTGCAGAGTGAACTCGCGCCTATGCTCGGAGAAAGGAACCTGGCGTGACCCCCTACGAACGAGGCTTTGCTGCAGGCGAGCGCGCGGCGCACGAAGACAAGAAGCGTGGCAATCCGCTGCGCATCCGCCCGGAGCATTCCCGAGATGGCTACGAGGCAGCATGGTGGGATGGGTACACCCCGCGGAGCCTGTCGTGGGCGTTGCGGCCGGCGCAGATTAGCGTGTGGTGGGGCGATTACGAGCCGAGCGACGCGTTCTGCCGCGGCCAAATGAACATCGGCCGCGAGGAGCGCGGTTCTCGCCCAGTTCGCACTCTGCTCCTCGTTGTCTCCGACCCGTAGCTCGTAGACGGCATCGTGAAACCAAAGTGCTGCCTCCACCTCGGCTGGGTGTTCTGCCTGGTGTGCAACCGAAGCGAAGACGGCGACGCATTCATTCAAGTGCTGAAGCGTGTGGTACTTGCGCCAAGGCTCCATGCAGCCAATGCTAGGTGGCGTGCGCGCGAAGCGCGTGCCCAAGTTGAGCGCGACGCCGGAATACCAGACGAGCTGATTCCGCAGGATTTCAGAGATCCGTTTCCTTTGCCACTCAAGTCGGCCGGATGGAAGGATCTGTTGATCGAGCCACGTCTAGGCTATGTGTCGTGGCGTGCGATCGACAGCGATACCGGAGAAGTGCTGCACTGCGCGGCGTTGAAGGAGTTGCTTCGATGGATTGCCGCGCAGGTGCCGCGGATGTTGGCGGCGAGGAATTTTCACTAGTGATCCAGATCATAATAAGTGCTGCGTGAAAAGCCAAGCATGACTCTGATCGTCAAGCCGAAGGGGCCAGGTAACTGGCACACCTACGTGGTCACGTGCAGCAGAATGCCTGATCTCTTCACCCTCAAAGTCGGAGACATCATCACCATGGGTCCGTGGAAGCTGCGAATCATCGAGGTGCGTCTATGAAAGACGATTCCAGGAAGCCATTCAGTCGCGAAGAGAAACGCCGGCTGCAGCTCGCCGCGCACACGGCGCTTTGGGTGATGAACAATGGCACGGCCCGCCGAGAAGAATGGGCCGATCTGAGCGACGCCATCAACGTCGTGGAGGCTTTGTGCGACATGGGGAAGCTCGACGGCGATCTGGTCATGCACTGGATTACTCGGGCCATCGATGGCATGGTGAGTGCCGCGCGAATTGCGCCCGGTCGTATGAGGATGCCCGCCGAGCACGCGGTATGCCTGAGGCACGTCGTAGCCCACTACGACTACGCGATCGAGCGGCTAAGCCGCGGGTCCATCCTCGGGGCGCGCGAGGCCGTCATCCGCAAGATCGTGTTGGCCAGTGCCGAGGGCAACCATGGATTGATCGTCGTCGACATCATGTCCACGGGGCCGGATGCTATTCAAGGTGTCTCCAAGGAGCGGTGAGTCATGGCAGCAGTTGCCCAAGTTGATCCGATATTCAAGTCAGTTGGCCAGGCGCTGTACGTGGCCTACCTACTCGAGGACTCGCCTGTGCACGAAAAGGGCGCGACGCAGGTGCTGATAGAGGATCTGCTTCGACAGAGATACGGCGAGGATCCGATCCGCAAGAGCGAGCGAACGATCAACATGGGCAACATGACGCCGCTCGAGTTGCGCGGCCAATGCGTGCTCATCCGAGAGGACGTGAAGAACCACTTGGCGGTCATCGAGCGCGACGCGATCTTGGCGCGCTTCGGACAACACGCGACGAGGGCCCTCGGCGTGCGCGGCCTCCGGGACTACTACGCAGCCTTGTGCAACACGCGCAACGAGGGGGCAGTGCTGGCGCTCCTGTGGTCGATCTACGCGCCGGGCGCAAGGGGCCGCGCCAAGGACTGGTCACTACGTGATATCGAGAAGAAGTACGGGGTCCCACGGGTGAACCTGAACCGAGACCAGGTCACTTTGCGCAGCCTCTGCGGAAAACTGGAGACGATGGCCCAGAACAGACTTGAGGCGGTCTTCTTTCGCAAGCGGCTGATCTGAGTATGATCCCGAGAATGCGTAGCCGGGGTGGCGTCAGATGGCGCGGGTCTCGGTTCTGCCTTCGAGGCCCGGCCGAGTGGAAATGCCTAGGTGGGGGTGTGGCGATAGGTCAGGACTGGGCCTCGACGAGCTCGAGCAGCACGACGAACTCCGCCCTGGTCATGTAGTGCACCAAACACAGCATCCCCTGATCCGCTAGCTCGTCTTCGAGGCGATGCCTTGCCACCGCGACATCACGAATTGGGAAGTCGGGCCGCAGGACGATGGCCGCGATGGCATCGAATTGATTCGTCGAGAGCTCGGAGCGCAATGTCGCTCCGACCGCTTCGACGATCAACGCGTAGCGATCGGCGATGCAGTTCAGGCGCGACGACACGCTACGCTGCCGGCCGCAGAGCTTCAGGGTGCTTTCGGTCAGGTTGACCGAGATGTTCTTGCTGGACATGTTGTCCTCCGATCGTGAATGCGTAGCCGGGGGTGTCAGGAATGCGCGGTAGGGGGTATGACGAGCGCCGAGAACTCCGCAGCCGCGCCGCGGCCGCCCAGGCGATGAAGTCCGCATCGATCGTGGCGAAGCCCTTCGCCTTGAGCACGGCGCATCGCAGCGGCGCGACCTCCACGCACAGCGTGCGATCGGCTGGCAGCACCGCCGCTAGGTCGCCGTTCCATGCGCTGGGCTCCAGCACCGAGTCTGCCGGCCCGATGTCGGCCAGTTCTGCGGCCGCCTCCGCCACGCTGGCCGGTGTCGGGTAGAACTGGTGCGCGCTGTTGTCCGGAATGCAACCCGATGTCACGATCGCCGAGAGAACATCCGCCGGCTCGTAGTCGAAGCGGAAGACTTGCCAGGCCTTGCTGCCATCGGACACGCCGCCGATAGACTCGATCACAGCGCAGGCTTCGGCGAGAACGTGCTTGTCGTGGTCGCCATGCTCGAACTGCCGCGTTCTCGGAACCCTGCGATAGCCGTCGCGGCGCCAGTCGGCCTGATCCTTCTCCAGGGTTTCGCGCATGCCGGCGATGAGCGAAAGCACTTCGAACGGAAGCGGCTTGCGCAGCAGCGCGACGGTCTTCGCGCGGCGCTTCGGCCTCTGGCTCCTGCGGTCGCGGCCGGCGCGAAGAAGGGCGACTCGTCGACGACCTCGAACGTGCTTTCGTCGTGCTCCGAATCGATCATGTCGAATTGCTCTTTTGCCATGGTACAGCTCCTTGATGCTTCGGCCAGATCTGGCCATGATGGTTTGGAATGCGTAGTCGGGGTGCGTGTCATCCGCCGATAATCGCCACGCCGGCCGCGACTGGCCCGACACGGTCGACGTAGGCGGCCAGGAATTCGCCTGGCGTGCACGGCGCGATCTTTGCCGCCAAGGAGTTGCAGACTGCCTCGTCCAGCGGATAGGCGTCGAGTTGACTCTTGGTGAGGTCGGTCACGTCGCGCTCGACTGTGGCGCCCGAGAAAGGGTTGACCAGCGTGACGCAGATCCGCATCGCGCGCACCTCGTCGGCATCGTAGGTCACACCGGACGGAAGGCCTTCGGGGTAGTCGGGACTCTTGCCGCCGGCGGCCCACCAGGCGGAGATGTCGGCGCCTTGCTCATCGCTCAAGTCCAAGGCGAGAAACCGATAGCTGACCGCGTCGTTGAAGCCGATGTCCGCCAGATGCGCGCGAATGGCCGCCTTGTGGTCCTCGGCCTTGCCGATCCACTGCAGAAATCCGGCATCGGTGTCGAAGAGGGCGATGATAGTCGTGCTGCTCATGATTGCTCCTGTAGCTTGAAAATGCGTACTAGGGGGGTCGAAATGCGTAGCCGGGGGGTGAGTCAGACCTGCCGATCGGTGCTCACGACGCGCCGCTGCAGATGTGAGTGCGTCGCAGGGGTGGCTTACGCGCGAGCCTTGGCCGGCGCTTGGCGCTGCAGGCTCGGCGCAGCCGTGCGACGCGGCAGCGTGCGCAGGATCGAGAGAGCCTTGCGCACGGCGGCCCGCCATCCGCGTGCGGTCTTGCGCAGGTCGCGCGTGTCGCCGCTCGTGCCGTCGGCGTCTTCGAGCCTGCTGGCGTCGTAGTCCTTCTGATCCTGCCCGAATTCGGCGCCGTCCACGAGCGCCTGCAGCATCGTCGCCGGCACGATGCAGTGCGCGAAGTCATGGGCCTTGACGCGCAGAAGCGACGCGTCGTCATTGAACGTGCAGAGCAAGTGCGCGGATGCGCCCTCCGCGATGCCGAATGCATCGGCCTCGTCTGTCACCTTGACGGTGATCGCCAGATAGACAGTTCTCGTTGCCATGATGTTTTCTCCTGAGTCTGTGAATGCGTGGTCGGTGGTCACTCGATGCGCTCGAACGTCGGCGCCGCGCTAGCGCCGCCGACCGAGAACCGCATGTCGTTGCAGCGGATCGAATCGCCGCGGCCCATCCGGACATCCCGCGGAGCGCGCGGCGCGGGCCGCGCGGATTCGGATTGCCCGGTAAGGGGTGCACCGGTTGAAATTGCCCGGTCCGGGTGCGCCGCGGCCGCCGCGACGCGCTCGAATTCCTCGGCGGAGACTTCGCGCACGTGGCGCATCGGCTTATCCAGCCAGGGATCCCGCGGCCGCACCGGTTCGCACCATGCGCGCGCGCTACCCGCCCCGAATCCGGAGGAGACAACTCGCCGGCCGCGAGCGGCCGCCATGGCGCGCAGTTCCGCATTCGCGGCCGCGATGTCCGCCGATGTCAGTCCGGGCCCGGCGCACGTGAAGGCGCGGGATTCGATGCACTGCGAATCGACGCCGATCAATCGCATCTCAAAGGAATGGCGCGGCGCGGCCGGATCCGGGCCCGCTGGCGCACGATCGGCGGCCGGCCGGGCTTCCGGGACATCCGCGGCCGCCGGCGCGTCTGGCGCGGTTTTCGGCGCGCCGTCGGCGGCCGGTTCGGCCAGTTCGGCAGTGCCAGGCGCGCCGGCCGCCAGGAATGCCGCGCGGGCTCCCCCTTGATCGAACCATGGCGCGCGCTTCGCGGCCGCGTCCAATTTGCTCCGGAAGTCATCGCACTCCGCGCGAGTCTCGATCCAATCGAGCGCGGCCGCCGCGGATGAAAACCCGTAGTCATCCGGCGCGCCGGAGCGCACCGAATCGACCGAGAGCCCGGAGCGCTGATGCATCACGCGGAAACGGCCGGAGTGCATGCTGCGCGCGATCATGAAGACATGCCCAGTTGCTTCGAAGGGCTCGGCAGTCATGTACGGGTGCGGTTCCCCGGGCGTCGCGCCGGATCCGAAGAAGACGCGGCCGCGCAGCTCCGCCAGCGCCAGTGCCCCGGAATGGTCCCGGGCTTTCACCATGGCGCGGACTGCCACGTGCGGCGCGGATCCGGCGGGCTTCGCGGGCTTCGTGGGTCGCCTGACCTTTCCATCGAAGGCTCCACGCTGCGCATGCACCTTTTCCGCCAGGCGCACCAGCGCGGCCCGCTCGTTCGCGACCGTCAGGGATCCGCGCGCCGCGCCGCAAGCGTAGGCAAACGAGATCCGGGCATCCGCCGGCGCGGGCATGAGGGGCCCGGCCGCTTCCGGGTGCACGTAGAGTTGCGGATACTTGGAACCGGGCCCGGCCGCTTCGTCGTCGCGCGAATCGGTGCGGCGCGGAGCGAACCCGTAGGCACCGGGCGCGAATTCCGCCGGGACCTTGAACGGGTACCGGTCCCGGGTGACCCGGTCCGAGAATTCGCGCTCCGGCCGGATCTCCGGCGCGATCTCGGCGGCCGCGCGAATCGCGGCGCACAGTTCGGCCGCGGATTCGTAGCGGCGCGGCGCGGGATCGAGGGGCGCGCTCAAATCGGCCGCCCCGGCGGGTCTGTAGGTTGTCGACATGGATTGCCTTTCGTGCGCCCGCATAGCGCGGGCTTGACGTTTGAGGAGGACCCCGCGGCCGCACTGCGCGCGCCGCGGGATCCGGGCTTAGCCCAGCGTTTGCGCGAGCGTCAGGGCCCTTTCTTTCAGCTCGTCACCCGTGCCGAACCATGCGGACGCGGCCCGATGATCTGCACTGCGCGCCGTCGCGTGATGGTCCACGTACTCCCGGGATCCGCCGGGCCGGTGCCGATTAAGGCATACCGCAATGATAGGTCAGGATCCGGAGAAGTCAAGCATGCTTGCTAGAAGAAAGTACGGACAAACCCTAAACGTGACTTAGTGCGCAGGGTCGATTGCGCAAGGCTTGCCGTATCGGCATGCCTTAACGCGGCGTCGAGAGCCTTACGGCGCGCCACGGCGCGCCGGGACACTTGGCATATAGTTCTGGTACTTTCTGCAGCTAGGCGCCAGCGTAGCGGCCCGCTTTGCAAGCGGCCCGAATCCCACTCGGCCGCCACTCCACCCCCCCTTCCCCTCCCGATTGCGAGATCCGGCCCGACAGGCCGGCGCAGTGCCTTTGCCCCCTCCCGGCCCTGGCCCGCGGGCTTCTTTCCAACGATCCGTTCTAGTTGCGCCGCTTCGCGCCGATCGGCAAGCAAGTTGTCCAAGCGCGCCCAGCTGCGCCAGCGCTACAGACCGATCGGGGGATATGGGGCGGGCAGACGGCGCCTGCGGCCGCCAGGTGCAGACAGGGGGGGCGTGCGCCGAGCGGCGCGGGCCTTCCC